CTCTGGAGCAGGTCATCCAGCGTCCCGACGAGCTGACGGAATTCCTCAGCCTCTACTTCGCGGGGCAGCGCCAGCCGCTGGCCGCTTGCATCAAGCGCGGCCTTGGCCGGGCCTTCGCCAAGTTCAACGAGTACAGCCTCCAGAAGTACAACCGGCAGAACCAGCCCATCAAGCTCCGCGACGTCCTGCGTCTCAGCCACCCCAAGCCGAAGGACGACGAGCAGGCCGCGCTCTGGCGCCGTCTCCTGAAGGGAGAGCTGGCCACGCCCGACACATGGGAAGTGGAACTCAGCCAGAGCACCAACAAGCTCCAGAGCTGGACGCGGCTGCTGACCGAGCGGAAGCTGGGCGGCTTGGCCCTGCTGCGGAACCTCCGCAACATGCAGCAGGCCGGCATCGGCACGCAACTCATCACCGACGCGATGGCCGAGGCCGACTTCAGCAAGGTCCTGCCATTCCGGTTCATCGCGGCTGCCCGCTACGCCCCGCAGCTGGAACCACAGCTGGAGGCCGCCCTCTTCACCAGATGCGCACAGCTTTCTCGGCTGCCGGGGCAGACAGCAGTCCTCATCGACACCAGTGGGAGCATGACCGCACCGCTGAGCAGCAAGAGTGACATGAAGCGCATCGACGCAGCGGCCGGCTTGGCAGTCATCGCCCGGCAGCTCACCGACAACATCAGCCTCTACAAGTTCGACTATAGCCCACGCCTGCTGCCGCCGCGCCGCGGCTTCGCACTTCGGGACCTGTTGGGCCATGCGGCTGGTGGCACGAACATCGGCCTCGCCATCGCCGAGGCCAACAAGCAGCCCTATGACCGCCTCATCGTGGTCACAGACGAGCAGAGCGCGGATGAGCTGCCCAAGGCCATCTGCCGCCACAGCTACATCATCAATGTGGGTAGCTATCAGAATGGTGTGGGCTATCGTGATGGCTACACGCACCTGACCGGCTTCAGTGAGAACGTGTTCAGGTACATCGACGCCATCGAGCAAGAGGCACAATGAGTACGTGGGAGCAGGAAGAGCAGGACACCATCTTTCGTATGTCCACCGTTGAGCTGAAGGATACTCTGGCCTTCATGCAACAGCGGGTCGACGCGCTCAAGCAGGAAGTCGAGCGTAGAACAATACAGGAGAACAAGTCATGAGCAAGAAGAAGCCGAAGCCGAAGCCAAGACCCGTGCCCTACATCTATCTGGCGAAGATGGACACGGGCTTCGAGGTCGTCTACAAGCCGCTCGAAGAGCCGCAGGGAACCATCCTCTACCGGGTGAAGAGAAGCCAGCTGCAGCCGGGAACGGTCACGGTCAACTGGAAGTAGGAGGACCCCGATGAAACGACTCATTCAGGGGGCAGGACAGTTCTTCGGACGGGCAGCCTTCGTGGCCATCATGATGAGCATCGCCTGCCTGTGGTGGTGGTGGGGCAGCATTGTCTGGGAGTTCTTCGGCACGAAGACCTTCGACGTGCCGTCGCTCATCAAGTGGCTGTTCTTCACTGCCGTCGTTCCACCAGCCATCCTGTTCATTCTGTTCGGCCCACACATCGAGCCACTGAAGCCACCGTCGTCAGGAAAGAAGAAGTATCTGAAGTTCTAAGGGGAGACCATGCCTGTGGCTATTGGGCATTTCGCTGGAAAGAGGCAACGAGGACCGAAGGGCACGCGCATCTGTGCTTACTGCAGGTTGGTTCATGTTCCTCAGCCGGGGCACTTTGGCACCACCAGCAGTGGCGGCAATCGGGTTTATTACTATTGCACGTCCTGCGCGCCGCATCAGCTATGGTGGTGTGCCTGCTGCAATAGAAGCTTTAGGGATATCCAGAGGCGGCCGACCACCCGGCTCATGACCGCACAGTCTTGGGTCAAGATGGTGACACGAACCAAAGCTGGCGTCCCCCGAGGCTTTCTGCCCGGCTTGAACAGGTTCCCAGCTAGCGGAGATGTTCCGGCGCATGCCTGCAGGGTCTGCCCATCCTGCGCCCTCACCCTAGAGTGCTGTGATATCTGCGCCAGATATAGCAATAGTTGTCGCCTCATCACCCTACCGGTTCGTATGGGTATACAGGTACTACCGACGGCCGTCAAGCTCTGTGAGAATTGCCGGTATGCCAGTGAAACTGGCCGCCTGATACAGTGCCGCGAGTGTCACGCTACTCATACGTCGTTCTCCAGAGTTCAGTACTATGAGTCGACGGACTGCACGCTATGCGTCTATTGTCAGGCGCAGCGGAACACCCGGGAGTATACGAAGACCTTCAAGGTCAACAGGAGTGAGAGGCTGGTCGGCTATGAGCTGGAGTTCTATGTGCCGCGAGGGGCCCGGCTGAACATGGCGGCGTGGGGACGGCTGCATGGAGATGGAAGTATCCGGCCAACGAATGGCTGTGATGGCCGTGAGTTCGCCAGCTATCCCTTCTGCGGTGATTATCTCTTCGGCACCATCACCGCGAGCACAGGGCACCTGCTGGAGAAGGGCGCGGAAGTCAACCACAGCTGCGGTGTTCACACGCACTTCTGTGTGGCGACGGACACCGACGAGATGCGCCACAATATCCGGGAGTGGTGGCCGGTCATGGAGCCACTGTTCGCGGGCATGGTGGACAGCCGGCGACGGAACAACGATTTCTGCACACTGGTGAACAGCATCCGGAACAGCGACGAGCGGTATGGCAGCCGCTATAGGGCGCTGAACACGGAGGCCTTTCATGAGCACGGAACCTATGAGGTTCGGCTGCACCATGGGTCCTTGAATGATGAAGAGCTGATTGGCTGGACACAGGTGATGCTCGGCTTCTTCGACAGGTTCGGGAAGCTGGAGGCGAAGAAGAAACTCCTGTCTGCGGTCCGGGGGCTCAGCCCACGGGGTCAACTGCTCTACTTCATGCAGCATAGCCAGCTGGGCCTGAAGGTCAGGAAGCACTGCATCCACCGCTTCATGAAGTATGGCCTTGGAACGACGGGCTATAGCGAGACGTACCTGAACAAGCAGGGGAAGGAAGTCCTGCACCTAGAGGAGGTGAGTTAGCGTGTGTTCCATTGGCGGCTTCATCAGCGATAGACCGCTGCCAGCAGCGACCTGCCAGAGACTGGCCTCAGCCCTGTTGTTCTTCGGGGAGGAGCGAGGCCGGCAGAGCAGCGGCATCTACATCAACAATAAGCTGTTCAAGAAGGCCGAGGCTGCCAACAAGGTCGTGTTCAGTCCAGCCTTCGCGGAGCTGTTCGATGCACCGGCCAGCCTATGCTTGGTCCACAATAGGCAGCCAACCTGTGGTGGGCAGGGCGATGAGCAGGCCCATCCATTCTGGGTCGGGAACACCGTTGGAATTCACAATGGCTGGCTCACCAACTGCAGCGAACTCATCAAGAAGTGGCAGCTGGAGAAGCCCAGTGGTGTGGATAGTGAGCTGCTGGCTGCCGCGATGGACAAGTTGGGGCCGTTGGGCTTTAGCAAGTTCATGAATGATGTGTCTGGCAATGCGTCTGTGGCCATGCTCCATCATGGCGAGTTGTATCTGGGCAGGGATGGGAATCCACTGGAGTATCTGAACATGGATGTGGAGTTCTCGGATGGGAAGACGTCCGTCACGCTGTTCGGCAGCACAGAGCCGCAGGTCTTGAAGACCTTCAACCACTGCTGGCTCCTGAACAGCTACAGGCGAACCATCACCCTGCCACAGCAGAAGCTGTTCCACATCAGCGCAAGTGGAGCCATCAAGGACATCGGCGAGTTCAAGACTGCGCCTAGAACCACCGTCGCCTATGAGGGCAGCCGGGACGACTGGGGGTCGGAGGACTACTCCCACCACTTTCGACGCGGCCGCACTTATTCAACGAGTGATGACCATCATGACCCAGCCCTGATGAGGACCGGGTTCCGCCCGCAAATCAAGACGCAGATGAAGGACAACACCTTCTATGTCGAGATTGGCGGGGAGGAGTTCAGCCTTAGTGAGTTGCTGGCCATCAAGGGTGACCCGGCCATTGCCAAGCCGACCATGTCCATGCCCATGGGCATGCGTGTTCATGATGGGACGGCTTATCCGAGGTATGTCTGGCGCTACGAAATCATGCAGCGGGTCCGTTACGGTGACCTGCAGGATGTCGTGACCGCTGCCGTCAAGGCCCACCAGTTCGAGAAGAAGCAGCAGACCCGGCTCCTCCTCAAGACCAAGAAGAAGAAGAAGAACAGAAATAGAAACGGCGACCTCAGTAAAGACTAGCGTACATCAGCGGCGCTGGTTGGGAGGTCGCGTAAGTGCATCCAGAGAGTTGCTGACCTGTCTGGGTGCGGCAGTAAACCCAAACCCCGCCCGAGGATATCGGGCCAAAGGAGTAAAGGCAGATGGCTGTCAAGAATCGTGATGGTTCCGTCACAACGGTGCTGTCGAACGGGAGTCAGGTGACTCTCAGTGCGGCAGACCTCAGCAGCATCCTCGATGCGGAGCCGGCCGCGCTGCCGGTGTCACCCATCTCCATCGTCACTGGGAAGGGCCGTACTTACGGCACGCCCGAGTCCCCGCGATTCGGCATCTTCTTCGACAGTGAGGATGGTAGCTTCCACTGGCTGGACGCGGACATGAACTATATCCCGAACAGCTCGTGGCGTGTCCGCAACCTGAACAAGATGAAGCTCACCTTCGCCAAGCCCAACTGACACTTGGACTGTGAAGTGTGATGCTTCAATGGATAGCCGCAAGTCAGGACAGGACTGACACTCGCGCCAACGAGTCCCCGTTGCACACTCTTGTACTGGCCCCTAGCTGGTGCTTGGGTGGGGGAGGATGTGAGTTGGAATCTCACCGGCTATTGACTAAGCAGCCACGCGGGTAAGAAGTGGCTCCAGTAAGCCATACTGGGATATGTTCTGGCTATCAAGAAATGCCGCCTACCTCATCGGCAAGCTCGCTGTCTGGAGCCTGAACGACCAGCGTAACCGATGGGCGCTTTGTGGGGGCGTGAGCGAAATCATGCCCCCTCATTCCTCCAAGTGGAGGCGCAATGCCCGCAGTGAAGATGGTTCTTCCTGCCTCACTAGCTGACAAGATGTTGACGCCTTTCGAGAAGCAGGCCTTCCGGCTGGGACATAAGATGGGTTGGGACGCAAGAATGACAAGCACCGAACAAGTTCCGGTGCACCGCCATAGTATGTTCCGCATTGGATACCTGCTCGGCTACAGCGGCGTGAATCCCAACCTAACGCGGTAATGGAGAGGAGACTGGGAAAAGCAGAAGATGTCGCCCTTGCTAGCGGAGTAGCAGCATTTCCTACGACGAAGCCCTGAAAAGGGAGCCTGACGAGCTTTAACCCTGTAGAACGGTAATTACCCTTCGGGGCCAAGTCCGTAACGGGGTTAGTCGGGATAGTTGTTACGAGGTGGTCTGTAGCTATCGCTCTCTTGGCTTCGGTCTCTGCAGTTTCCTGACTCTGCTGGCTGGCGACGGAGGTAGAGTACCGAGGACTGTTCCCCTTGTGGGTCAGTCGCGTCAGCCGTGTGGTGAAGGGAAGCACTACCCAGTCTCCTGTCCAAAAAATGTCAAGGAACTAGGACCCGCCTTTGGAGGGCCGGAAGGCGTGAGGCCACCCGACCTGAGAGAGGGTGGCCGGCAAGACGTGGGGCGCCAGCCCCGCCGGCCCGGGGGTCCTAGGGGGTGTTCAGTTGTACTTACTTACTGAATTACTTAAGGCGTTTCAGTAAGTAAGCAACAGAGGAATGTCAACTTTGTCAACAGACCGTCATGAAATCCTCTCCATCCGTGACCACACCCTTCGTCAAGCGGTCGCGGCCGGCCTTGGCTTGGTCCCATGGACCACACCGATGCTTGACAAAGTCCCGGACTGGCTGGTCCCCGGCCTCCTCCAACAAGAGGCCATCCACGTCCTCTCGGCCGACTCCGGCAGCTGCAAGTCGTGGCTCGGCCTGAGCCTGATGCTCAGCGGCCTGTTCGGCATCCCCGTCTTAGGCCAGCTTCCCATCAAGCCCTTCTCCTCCATCTACCTCGCCGCCGACAGCCCGCGCTGGGACATCGGCCAGCAACTCCGGAAGCTCCGCACTGGCAACGGCTTAGAAGGCCTGCGTCCCTTCGACGACACCCACGCCTTCGTCATGCCATTGGGTTTCCTCTTCGACAATGAGCAGCACGTCAATCTCATAGCAGATATGGCCCGCCACTGGGACATCGACGCCTTCTTCATCGACGTCATGCTCTACGCCCACTCCGGAGACGAGAATGACAACTCATTCATGGCTCGTTCTGTGCTTCGTGCTGCTAAGTATCTGCGTGATTCTGCTGGACTTGCCATCTACTTCATTCACCACAACAGCAAGCCAAAGGAGGGCTTTCCAGCGGGCTTTCGAGGGGCTGGAACCATTGTCCAAGCCGCCGAGCACCACTTCACGGCTCGCCGCCTGCGAGACAAGACCTTCTCCTTCAACATCAAGAAAATCCGTGGTGATGAAGTCCTCACAGAAGACCTTCACTACGAACTAGCTCGGGCGCGCGACGGCAGGAAACTGTCCCTCGTAGATGAGGCTGGCCCTTCCCTCCTTCCACCAGCCCAGACGCCCGAGCCCTCCGTCTTAAGCACCATCCGAACCTGCGGTCCCATCGACCGAGAGTCCATCATCGTCATGTTCCCTAAGCAGGGCTCCAAGTATGTGGATAACCAACTCCAATATCTCAAGTCGAAGGGGCTCATCACCCGAGAAGGAAAGGTCTGGACAGCATGCCCCCACCCATAAGCCCACTTGCACTCAACCTGCCAACATTCACTGTCTCAGATGTCCTACCCTACTACGACTGCAACTATAAGGGCGCCGTTCGCTACTCCTCTCAACGCTGGGTCGAACCAACCGGCCCCATGCGACGAGGCTCCGCCCTCCACACTTACGTAGAGAACCTCCTCAAGACTCAGAAGCCAGACCACAAGTTCCTCGATGAGACTGTTCCAGCTGACCTCCGTGATGAGGTAGAACCCCTCATCGTGGCTGCAGACATGAACCTCTGCCCGCCGCCCTTCAAGGTCATCGGCGTGGAGGTTCCCTTCAGAACTCATGAGGCAACAGAGGGTTACGAGTTCTACATGAATGCTCGCCTCGATGCCATCATCGAAGCGGAGAATGGTGTATACTCAGGGCAAATCAAGACGTTGGGGAAGGGCGTTCCACTCGGCCCCTTCTTGGAGAGAGTCAGGCTCTCCCCTCACGAAGCCATCTATCGTCGGGCCCTCCGCAGTCACGGCTACAACGTACTCGGAACCGTCCTCCTGACCTTCCGAACCTACCTGACCAAGGAACAGAGGAAGAACAATGTCCCGGTCTTCGAGTTCTTCTACCTCCCGGCGACAGAAGAAGAAGACACCCTCATCGCCAACGACGTCCACCGACTCATCATCCAGCTCATCTACTACACCAACTCCAACGGAGCTGAGCCCGGTATCCTCCGCACCCGGTATCCTCCCATCAGAAACTGGACGGCTTGTACAGGCATCCACGGTACCTGCCCACTCTACGAGCACTGCCACAATCGGGCCTCCGTCCAGAGCTGCCTGCCAAGCCCTCTTGTCAACCGCTATCCAGAGTTCCCTCGTTACACCCCTCCCTCAACTACGCGCGCTACGGTCCCAGCTGCGTTCAGCGACGCTACCGAGCTGCTTCGCAGCATCAGCGCACAGAACGGCACCAGACCTAATCAGCGCCCTCGTTGACCAGCTCATCCGTATCGAAATGCTGGTCATAGAATCCCTCACTGAACACAAGCAAGTCACCCGTCTCAAGTACGCGAGGAAACTATGACCCGCGAGCTAGCGGAAGCGGTCGCCTACCTAGACGCATTTGCGCTTCCTGAGAACTATTCGCCCGGGGAACACGGCCGCCGCGAAATGGCGAAACTCACCCCGCTCGCCAGCGCCTATATCCGCCTCGTCCTCGCCGCCCTCGCGGAAGCGCAGCGGGAGCTGGACCTTCTGATGGACTCGTTCACACCTCGACCGGCAACGCTGCACGCTGGTGTCCATTCGCTGGTGTTCGCTCTCGCCGCCGCGCAGGCCGAGGCAGCCAAGCTAAGAGAGGCTACACGAACGTTTCTGGCGCTGTTGCCCCGAGATATGTGGCGCGAGGACAGGGAATGCTTGGAACGCGCCCTCGCCGCTACGCCGGAGGAGAAGCCGTGAGTCTAGGCGCGGAGCAACTAACCAATCTTCATAGTACATTCGCATTGCTCTCCGTGCCGAAACTTGGCAAGCTCCATTGGACCTCAAAGGCGCTCGCTGGTCCCGGCATTGCTGGCGGCCACGTTGATACTGCAGCTGGTCTGGTTAGGCGGGCTACAGAGCAGAGTGGCTGGCACTTCTACGTCTCCCTGAATCCAGTCGGGCCAACCGCCCGAGCCAAACCGGCCAAAACTGACATCACCGCCCTCACCTGTATTGGTCTGGACATTGACCTTCCTCATAACGCTCGCGGCCCTGACTTCATCACCGTTGCGAATGCACTGAGGTTGAGCCTCTTCAACGTCTTCCAGAGGCCAGCAGAAGACTGCTTCTACACCATGATTCATAGCGGCTGTGGTCTTTGGGCTTGGCTCTTCCTAGACCCCTATCCCATTATCACACAACAAGATAGGGATGAAGCGGACTTCCTAATTCGTGGGGTGACAGAGGCTGTCTTTAACGGGCATCCGGACTTGCGTCGCCTTGCCAAGTGTGATATGGCTTGTGCTGAGCTGTCACGCATTGCTCGGTGCCCGGGCACGATGAACTTCAAGTCATGGTTGCTCGCCCGGTTCATCGACCCCGTCCAGCCCAACGGAACCCTGCCCCTGTCGACCATCCGTTCAGTTGCGTCTGCCTCTGGCGTCTCACGGGTCCGACCACCCAAACCACCTATTGCTGCCGTCAAGAGTTTAAAAGACCTTGTCCCCAAACTGAACACTACCAGTAGACAGTTCGTCCTGTTTGGTGTACAGTCAGTGGATGAGAGCAGGCATAGGCGGCTCTACTCCACCGCAAAGAACTTGCATGAACTCGGCGTTTCAAGGGAACTGGCTGGCACTGCACTAATGACTGGTGCCATGAACTGTACGCCAGACCTGCTACTAGATGACCCAAGCTGTGTTGAGAATGTCCTGAAGCAAATCTGGGGCGGATAATCCGCCCACTGCTCCTATAAAGGCCCATGAAAACTCTCTCGAATACCCGCATCTTCTGGCTGGCTATAGGTGTACTCGCTTTACTCACCCTTGTTACCTCGACGTTCAGAGGCTGACTGAGGCCCACTGTATAATGGAAACAACCGTCCGAGCCACTAAGGGCTGGAACCGCTTAGGCACCCAGACCGACGCTAGCATTTCTCCTGCCCTCATCTGCTTGTATGGAGGAGGTGGTGGTGGAAAGAGCCGACTGTCCGCGGCCTGCTGCCGGGCATGGCCCGAGCAGTTTGGCGAGCGTGCCGTCTACGTTGCCATTGACCCGGAGACTGAGTCTCTTGGTCCCATCCTTCGAGAAGACCGTCCCAACTTGGAACGCATCACGCTGGACGCTGGCAAGGACGCCTTCGCCCAGCTGGACGACATCTACCAATTCAATTGGCGCGCCGAAGGATTCGGCACGGTCATAACGGACACGATGACGGTCTTCTCACAACTCCTGCACTCCCAGCTTACCAACAGTGGCAAGTTCTCAGACCGGCATATCGACCTTGGCAACGGCATGAAGCAGCCAATGCAGGGAGACTATCTGGCCACTGGCACACTGATTGGGGCGCTCCTCCGCCGGCAACAGGCTACAGGCCTAAACCATATCACGCTCTTCCATGAGCAGGAGGTCCGGCCGGATGCCGGCCAGCCCGGTGAGCCCATCGGCGGTCCGTCCACCGTCGGCAAGGCTAGCGTCCGTACCACCGTCAACTGGTATAACACTGTTCTTCACGCTGTCCGTCGGCCCAAGAAGCGGACCGACTTGACTAAGCCCGTCGAGTATGAGAGGGTGGTGTATACCGATGGGCACGGCATCTGGCAGGCCAAGCTCCGAACGCATCACCCGACCAACCCAGCACCAGAAATTGTCATGGACTCAGACCCGGCGAACGTCTGGCTCAGGCTCCGTGCAATCCAAGAGGACAAGTAATGTCAGACCTCACCCTTAGCCCCGAAACCATTCAGGAGTATTCCAACGCGGCCGACCGTAACCTGACGGCGCCCAGCCTTGAGGAGAATCCCAGCTTCCATCAGGGCAAGGAAGCCGGCCTCGGCACATGGACGGAGGTCGTGAAGATTCACGACACCGACATGGCGAACACGAAGGGCGACCCGACTAACGACAACAAGTTCAACTTCGTTCTCGTCCTCTCCGTTCAGGGTCCGGAAGCCGGCGGGTCCAAGACCAATGCCGGCCGTACCCACTATGAGTACGCCTTCATTGACAAGACGGCTCTGGCCAGCACCGACACCCGAGTCAGCGGCCCCTACAAGCGCCGGCTTGCCACCGTGAACAGTCTCCTCAGCTCGGTGGGCATCGACCTCTCGGCTGGTGTCGCCAGCTACAAGGCACTCTTCACTGGCGAGAAGCCGCTCGTCGGTCACTCCATCGCCGCCGTGATGCGCAAGTACCGGAACAACAAGACCGGCGATACTGGCGTGTCCATCGACGGCTTCATGCCCCTAACCACAGGTTAACAGACCACCATGCCACGTTGGGAACGCGAAGGAACCCCCGTCCACGTCAGCCACATGTTCGGGGATTGGGGCCCTTCACGGGCCGTCAATCCGTCAGCAGGTGACGACCCCATCTCACTTGGCATGTTCTCTGGCCATGGTGCGCCCGTGCCCATGCCCGTCGGGCCTCCTCCCCCTCCTCCGGAGGAGCCAGTCGTCCCCCCGGTTCCGTCCCTCGCGGAACAGGTCGCAGCACCGCCCTCGCCGGCCCCGCCTCCGGCTGAACCAATGCGGAACATGCTGCTCTTGGACGACGGGCGGGTGCACCTCAATGGCCGTTACTTCGCCCTTAACTCAGACCACCTCCAGACTGTCATGCAGGTGGTCATGGATGCCTATGAGCAAACGCTTCGTGATGAAATCACGACGCTCCGACTCGAATTCAACCTGCTCCCGCCTACTACGTCTGGGCCAGCGATGCAGACGCCCGACGTCGAAGCCCCCGTGGTGCGACCGGTGCCGGGAGAAGATTCGCCTCAAGAGTCAGAGGCGGCGGGACGACCGACCCCCACGCAGTTGCAGCAGATGCTTCTCGCAGAGGCCGCGAAACGAGGCCTGCCCGTGGTGCAGGGCCGCAAAACGCGAACGCGAACTTCCGCACCTGCAGCACGACACGTTCTACCACGCGTACCTCCTGACCCTGCGCCATGACCCCAAGACCCAGTGCGCCATCACCGGTCTCAGCAAGCACCTCCTCAGCAAAATCGGTGAACTCCTCTCCGTCGACCGCATCAACCCGACCATTGGCTACGTCCCGGGCAACTGCCAAATCATCGCCTGCTGCCTCAACATCGCCAAAGGTAGCGGTCCCTCGGTCCCGCACTCAGCCATCAATCGCCTACTCCGCCGAGCCCACCGAGCAAGGCTCGGTCGCTTCACGTCTGATGGCCTGTCCCTGCGGTCAGATGTTCTACCCCCTCATTGCGGAACAGCGCCGCTGCTCCCGCTGCCGAACCCGCCAACTGGGGGCGGAGAACAAGCGTAACGACACTAACGAAATCGAGGCTTTCAATGCCCTCACCGACCTCTTCCAGCACGCCGACGACTGGCAGCTGGTGGACCCTGCCCATCCAGACCGACTCATCTGGGCCTCCGACTTGGCCAAACGATACCGCGCCGAGACCCGCCCCCGACCCATCCGTAACACAATCTCCCGCTGGCTCTAGCTTCTGGGACATCTACGATAGAGAACTACACGACTTCGTTGAGGTCTATACTCCACCTACTCCACCCACCTTCATCGACGCAGTCCCACAGTGGGAACTAGACTGCGGCTGCACAGTCTCCCGAAAGTGCATCGTCCATGAACCCATCTGACGAGGCCCAGTTCACCCCAGAGCACTTCGACCGCCTCATGGACATAGTCTTTCAATATGGTGGCAGCCCAGAACTAATTTATCGAAAGTGTGGCTGTATCCTGAACTTCGTTAGTAACAAGTACTGGTACTGCGACGAGCACAAGAGGCCGCCATGGTAGAGACCCTCTCAACTTGGACCGGCTTGGTCTGTAACCTCATCTTCATACCGCTGGCTGCCCGCTGGCTATGGCTGGAACTGACTGAATGGAGAAACTCCAAGTCCTCAAGTGGTGCAACGCCCACCAGCGCCTTGAGCCCCTCAGCGCCTTCTACAAGAACGCTAGGTCGCTCGACGGACTCGACTACTCCTGCCGCGATGCCGTACGACTCCGTGCTGCTAGGTCGTATCAACGAAGAGCGGCAGAAGTGGCTCGACTACTTCGAGCGAAGAGAGGGCCTCACCAACGCAGACCCTATCACACCAAACATAACCCCTTCGGTACCCCCTAATGACTGACCCAGACTACATCGTCGCCCTAGCCGGCGGCAAAGAAGCATGGGACCGTGCTGGCCGCTACAACGTCCGCCGCTCCCTCCTCTCCGACCTGAAGGCTGAGCTGGCCCGTGTCCGCGACTGGAACTCCCGCGAGCGCCATGGCTCTGGCTGGTTCGCCCAGACCAAGCCGCCCATCGACCCCGTCCCCCTCATGGAGCGCATCTCAGCCCTCACCATCGAGCTAACGGCTGAGCGTGAGGCCATCGACGTGCTCTCCAACCACTCCATCCGTCCCGGCCTATGAGATGCCCAACCTGTAAGAAGCCCATGGTTGGACCCTTCACGGCCGACGGACGCTCCCGAAAGTGGTACTGCCCCTACGGCCACAAACCCATCATCAAGGTCCCCAAGAAATGATTAACCTAGATGACCTAGCTTGGTACTCTTACTGGAATGCAGCTGGTGGCACTCCCCTCGGCTTTACTCCTAAGTATTGCCATGACTGTGGTGGGCTCCTTGAACACCAGCAGCATCGGCTAAGTAAGTCCCTCTATCGCTATGACCCAAGAACGGGTAAACCAGTTCCTGATTCTTATCTAGAGCACGTTCTAGGTTGTCCACGTTGTGGACTCAAACGCTACACCGCCACATCAGAATGACCCTCTCCATCATCACGCCCACCACTCTAGAGCGCGTGTCACTCTACCAGACCATCGACGCTGTCTCGGCGATGCGGGCTGAGGGCGACGAACACATCGTGGTCATCGATGGAGACACTATTCCGCACTGGCTGCCCACTCCAGCGGGCGTGACTTACTGGACCTGCAAGAGCCGTAAGTCTATATACGGCAACGCTCAACGAGACCTCGGCATGGCCAAGGCCACCGGCCAGCTCTTGGTCTTCCTCGATGATGACGACCTCCCCGGCAAGGATGCCTACGACGTTCTGCACGCCCTCCCGTCCGACAACCTGACTTGTCACATGTTTGCTATGAAGTACAATGGCGGCGCTACCAAAGACGCCAAGGCCAGCATCCCCTTCTCACAGGTTGGCGGTCCACAACTCGTCGTTCCTAACCGCCCCGACCTTCCCAAGTGGATGTCACAGAACCTTTACGAAGCGGACTTCCACTTCATGCGGGGTTGTGTTAACATGCTCTCCGTCATTGAGCATCCTGAAATCATCTGCTACGTCGGAGGCCATGAGTGAACGACTATCCCTGCTGCCGAGACAAGTGCCCCAAGTGTGGCCTAGGCCGCTGCCAGTGTTACTGTAACCGACCACTGGCCTTCGACGCCTTTGCCCTTGCTACCTCAGACTACCACGAGGCCTACGGCACAGCCCTCATGCCAGACAGAATCACGCCCATCTTCCTGCCCAAAATTCCGAGGCCCTTTTGAGTTGCTGGCGTGAGGGTGACCCGACATCTCCACTGATGATTGTTGGCATGGCTCCGGGACGCGAGGAGCTAGAGGCCGACCGACCCTTTATCGGACCAGCAGGTCGCCTGCTCTGGTCCATGCTCAAGCGAGCTGGCTATGACCGTGCGGACACGTACATCCTCAACATCATCGGCGAGTGGCCGCAAGCGTCGACCGGTGGCCCGAGCAAAGACCAACTCACCGACTGGTGGGACCGGTTTGATAACGCTGTTGCAGACTTCAGCGGACGGGTCGCTCTCGTGCTTGGTGGGGACGCTTTCCGACGTTTCACTGGCCTTGACGGCGGCATCAACGCGTGGGGTGGTTACCTCCTTTCTCCTTCTGAGTTCCGTGCAATGGACCGCACTGTGCTCGTTCATACAGAGTACAAGACCAACACCAAGAATCACCGGAAAGGCGACCCGCGCCTCGTCAAAGTCCGGCAAACCACACCGCCCCCGCCCTTCCGGGGACTCTGCATTCCAGCCCTCCACCCTGCGGGTGTTCTTCGTACCGGGCTTGCTACGGCCCCTATCCTCAACGCCCAAGTCCAGAAAGCGGGGCGCGCGCTCCGGGGGGAACTCCGACCGGCCCGTCAGGGATATTCCACAGTTGCCACCCTCTGGGCCAGAAGTCCAGTCATCGCCGTTGACATCGAAACTGGAGGCATAAGCAATGGCATCACCCGACTCGGGGTCGCCAAGGACGACGACGCCTTCTCTATCCCTTGGTCTAGCACTGCCAGAGATTTGGTCAGGACCCTACTGGCCCGGGAAGGGACGCTCGCGCTTTTTCACAACGGAGGGTTTGACATCCCCCGCTTGGGGGGAGCTGGTGCTCCTATTACCGGACCCGTCTTCGACACAATGCTGGCCGCTGCTCTCCTCCAGCCAGACCTCCCCAAAGGTCTTAACGCTGCCGCATCTCTATATCTCGACTGCCCTCGATGGAAGCACTTAGACGAGGAAGACCCAGCGAAGTATAATGCCATTGATGCCGTCCGCACTTATGAACTTTGGGAGGTTGAAGATGAGCAGCTTCGGACCACTGGGCAGCATGCCCTTTTCACTGGGCGCATCATGCCCGCCCTACCGACCCTTATCCGGATGGGAGGCTGTGGCATCCGCTTGGACGAGGGCCGCCGCTCTGAGTGGGTCGATGAACTCCGCAAACAGTCGGAGTTTCTTCTCGCAGATTGGACAAGCCGCACAGGCGGCGTCAGTCCTAACTCCCCTCACCAACTCAAGGGCCTATTCCGACGGCTCGGGATGGACCTCCCCTACAACAAAGACGGCGCCGAGTCCACCGATTCGCTGGCTCTGTCTCGCCTCCGGACCGATTATCCAGAACATGCCTCTCTTCTGGACCTTCTACAATCCGTTAAGCGGAGTCTCAAGGACTTGGAGACTTATGCCTTGGTGCCGGTGGGAGGAGATGGTCGGGTACACCCGTCCTTTGTCCCTGCTTACAAGGATGAGGACCTACTTGGCAAGGGAATTGCAGGTACTTGGCGCATCACTGCTAAGGACCCAAATCTATTCAACCAGCCCACCCGTGCCCGACGCATTTATTGTCCATCCGCGGGAATGTGTTTTGTTGGGGCTGACTTCGCCCAGCAAGAGGCTCGCATCTTGGGATGGCTCTCCGGAGATAGAGTTCTCCTTGAGGACTGTAACGGAGACATCCATTCTCGTAACGCGGAACGTCTCGGCATCGACAAAGTCCGAGCCAAGAACGCCTTCTACGGCTGGAGCTATCTGGCCGGAGGACGAACGCTTCAGAATACCTTCGCGGCCAAAGGATACAAACTTTCCCTTGCTGAGTGTGACGCGCTTCTGGCCGGCTTCGACCGAACCTACTCTGCGGCCGCTGGTTACCGTCACCGAGTCCTTGCCACCGCCCAAGCGCAAAGGTACGTCGAGAACCCGTTCGGCCTCCGCCGCTACTTCCCGCACCAGAAGTTCCCGGCGCCGTCCGCGATGAGCACCCTCATCCAGAGCACTGGTGCCATCATGCTCTGGACCATGCTGCCCCAGCTGGAGCGGCTCGCTTCGGGCTTCAACGGCAACTTGCTCCTGACCGTCTACGACGACGTCCTAATGGAGGTTCCCGTGGAGCACGAAACAGCCGCTCTGGCTGGCATCGTGGACATCATGCAGCAGGAGTTTCCGGAAATTGCGCCCGGCTTCACCTGTCCGGCCAACCCCAAGTCCAGCCGCATTAGCTGGGGAGAAATGACTGATGTACGAGTTGCGGCCTGAGCCCGGCTATAGCCCCGACACCATCATGGCGTGGGTGGTAGTCGGAGCAGCCAAGCATCCGGCTAGTAGAGGCTTTGTTCGCCGTTTCTGGACCGCGGATTATCCAACGCCTGACGCTTGCTATACCGATGCCCGGCTATACTGCGATGCGAAGAACATCGTTCACGGAGTGGAGAACCCATGTCTCACGACCTCTTCAGCCACAAGCTCTACCATATCTCCCTAATGCCCCGGGAGTCCAGTTTCCACGAGCAGGACCCAATTGCGTCCTTCATGGGGCAGCCCTATCCAACCATCTATGTCCGGGCTCGCTCCTTCACCGAAGCCATCGAGCTGGCCGAGCAAGCTAATCCAGAACGACAAGTCTATGGTATCAATATCGTTAACCGACGCGACTCAAAAGTCAAGGACATCCTGTGACCACTACTCTCGTCTGTGATGGCGCCTCTGGTGAGCCCACACTTGAGCAAGCCATGGCGGACCACTTCGTTCGCTGTCATGATATCTTCAAGGCTCGACAGCGGAAGTACGGCTCGGGCAACATCGCTCGCCGTGGCCCGGTCGGCGTGCTCGTCCGCATGGATGACAAGCTAGCTCGGTTGGACCAGCTGGTCATGCAGGGCAAGGGCGCGACCGAGTCAGACGAGTCCATCGCTGATACCTGTTACGACATCGTTAACTACGCCCTCATTCTGCTTACCTGTGAACAGGGCCAATGGCCCGGCTGGACAAAGAAATGTCCCACTGCCTAGAGGATTGTCCCCATGGAAAGTGTTGCTCCGAGCGTTGTCCCAAGTGTCGAGCCTTTGATAAACGGCCAACTGGCTACTTCCCCTTCGACTATAGCGAGCAGCCAGACACCGTCCCCGACAATCTCGATTATCTGCGCAATTCACGACAGCAGTCCGGACAGCATCCTAAAGAACATAGCAGCCCAGACCCTGTTGCCGACTGAGGTCTGTGTTGGCATGTCCGGCACCTGCCCGCAATGGAGTCCGCCCAAGGGCCTAAGTGTGGTTTATAGCGACGTGTTCCCGGGCGAGCCGGACTTCGGCTACCGCAAGCACAACGAGTTCGCCAAGCGCTCCAGCTCCGACTGGCTGGCCTTCATGAGTCAGGATGACAGTTACCACCCGAAGTACCTTGAGCTAATGCTCAAGTGGGCGGTGGACTTCGGGACGGACATCGTCTGGTGTCGCTGGAACGACCGCCCCTATTGTCAGTGGCAACCCTGTGACAGCACGCTGGGCAACTTCATCGTTAAGCGGGAGGTCTTCCTAGACCTTGGCGGTTTCCCCACACCTCCGGAGAAGGGCACCCTGAAGAGTCCGGCCTATCCCGGAACCACCTTCATCCTCGATAACAACCAAGGCTTCCGCGACGCTATGTTCATCCAGAAGAGCATTGAGGTTGGCATCAGTGTCGTGAACTGCCCCTACATGCTCTACTACCACAATGTTCCCTTTGAGCCAGACCAGAAGGTTACGAGTTGGGGCAACCCCGCCCCCCCGAATGGTTCCTACGCCCGGCTGGTCTCCTCCACTGGCCAGCAGTTCAAGGAGCAGCGATGAAGTTCTGGGAGGCCCCGGAAATCCACGTCCTCTGCACCCCATGGCCACAGAGCACGCATGGTTGGCAGAACGATACCATTCAGGTCTCCTGTTGGCCTGCTGCCTACCTAAACTGCCCGCCTGATGAGCTGGCCGAGACGGCTGGCAGGGCCTGCTACTGGAGCTATGGAAAGGGCAGGAAAACGAATGCCGAGTACTTGGAAAACATTCTGGCTAGCGGTCACGGCTCTGTTCTTGAGCATGCTAATTTCACCTTTGGCATTCGTGGCATTAGCCGTTCTCTTACTCATGAACTTGTACGCCACAGACATCTATCGTTCTCTCAGCTCTCGCAGAGATACGTCACGGAGGAGCCGGACTTTGTCATCCCGCCTCTCCTCCTCGAAGAGGGCAATCTCGCCGCCCGAGCAAAGTTCGAGTCCTTCTGTTGCTTCGCTGCCGCTGAGTACGCTACTCTCGTCAAGGCTCTACCGGATACGAAGCGAGGTCGGGAGTGCGCGCGGGCTGCTCTACCAAACGCAACAGCGACTAGAATCGTTGTCACAGGAAATGTCCGGGCGCTCCGTCAGATGCTCGCACTGCGGGGCAGTCCTCACGCAGACGCGGAGTTCAGACGACTTGCCGTAATGTGGACGGAAGAGATGAAGTTGCTAGCCCGGAACAGCTTCATGGACTTCGAAATCAAAGATGGTTGTGTTGTTACCCCGAACCCAAAGGTCTGACATGGCGACGTATCAGGTAAAGCGCGAATGGCAGCGAGAGAGTCTCTCAGCTGCCATTCAGGCGAAGATTCAGGAAGGCTATCACATCGCTCAGCAGCAGGGCGGAAACCTCAGCCTGAATAAGCTGGGTGCCCACATTGCTGAGATGTTTGAGGAGGTTGTCGTTAGTAGTCCGAAGGCGCCACGTACCGGTAAGTCAGCGTAACCACTGCCGTAGATGGCGACCCAATAACAAACAGCAATGAACTCGGCGTGTATGTGCCCATCCCACGATAGCTAAATGTCTGTCCAGTTCCGGGTGTAGTCGTCTGCTTACTAATGATTAAGCCTCGTGGAAATGAGACGTGAAGAACGTCCCGTGTATTCGCCCCAATATCACGGGCCAGTTTATAGACAGAGATGTTTTCATCGTTAAAAACTTCAACACCTACTGACTCTGCTCCAGCAGAGACGAGTGAGCAAGTGATGGAGTCGATAACGAGGAAGTAGTTGGCTGGTAGCTTGAAGCTACCATCTGGAGTCGGTAGAGTAACTCCAGTAAGCACCGCATCCACTGTAAGGATGTGAGGAGAAGCCTTGAGTGCTTGCATAGTGGCTCCTAGACTCCAATCTCAGCCGGTGACAGGTACCGCAGAGAGACTGTTAGTATGCCTGCCGCAGGAGAGCCAACAAACGTGAATAACGCGTTACTGGTATAGGCTCCCTCCTTATGTACATCAATGCGGCCTCCACCAGTCGCGCTTTTTGTTGCTTTGGGTAGGACGAATCCCTTCGGGAAGGGGAGGTGGAAGGTGTCTGTCTCGGCGGCGAGGAAGGTCTTCCCAATGTTCATAAGAACGTTAGTGTCATCTGCCTTGACCGTAACATAGACATCTGCCGCAGCTCCAGATGTCATCGACAGCAGGATGTCATCAATCACGATGTAGTAGTTGGCTGGATAACCGGCCGCCGCTGCTGTCGGCGGCGAGCCAGTAGTTGAACCACCAGCATCTAGCATCCAAATGTGGGTTGAGGCCGGGACGGGCATTTGTATCTCCTTACTGAAGGTGGAAGAAGCGCCAGAGGAAGCCGTGCCTGCTAACTACCGCAATAGCCGGGAGTAGCCCTTCTAGCCGCATCCCGTTCACCTTCCAAGCGCCGTAGTAGGTGCTATCGCTGCTGCCACTGGTGTTGTTCTTCCAGCTGGAGACAGCGTGCTTGATGTTCGTGTTGATGCCGGGCATCGACCGACCAGCCGAGTCTGTGGCATTCGTCCTGAACACCTTGGTCCATGCCGCAGTGGGTGAATAGTCCACCCCACCAGCCCGCGTAGTATCTGCAAACAACAGGCTGGTTAGCCAGCGGTCCTGCTTACCCTGCGTATAACTACTGTCGCGCCAAGCAGTTAACTGAGTCTGTGTCCTCTCAGTTGAGTAGTTGGTCTTAGAGAAGCCGGTCCCACTCAGAACGTAGATGCCATTGAAGTTGAACTCGTTCTTGCTAACGCTTCCAGCCTCATACCATGCACTGGTCTTGCCAACGAGTAGGTTATTGTAGACCTTGACGTTGCGGTACTGATTACTGACTCCATTCTGCGGCTGGGCCCAGAGGGCGGCGGCATCGCCTGTGTTGCAGACTGCCGTGTTATTGGCGATGATTACGTGGCCGCTAGGCTCTCCACGAGGAGCCGTCGTACCACGAGGTAGAACGAAGGCATCGGTATTGATAAGTGTGTTATAGACGAAGTAGAAGGGCCCGACTGTGATGAACCAGTTAAAGCCGGTGTGGCCGCCACGAATCAGGTTCTTGTAAACGCGGTTGTTAATGCCGGGAGTGCCGTCCGGCTCAATGACATCATCCCCCATGTTTAGGATGTCATTCTGGTAGACGTCGCAGTCGCTAGAGGCAGAACCCAGAGTATCTGGGCTGGCATCATCCCCCTGTGGGCAGCGAACGAAGGAGTCTGACCCTCCACGCACTGTATTCCAACGGATGACATGGCCGCGCCCAGTTTCTAGGAAAATGCCCGGCCAGATTTTGCTGGCCTCATTGCACACAAGGCTATCCGGTCCAGCCGTACATCCCAAGGCAGAAGTATTTAGATAGCCAACTAGATTCGCTGCACCACCCCATGTCTGCCCATATGTATGCGTTAGGAACTGGCAGTACTGAACTGTATTGCCGTGTGTTCTGAGTTGCGTCCCATCGAAGTAGTAGCGGAAGGAGATAGGCGGCCTACCATTATCCTTGAAGACGCAGTTCTCAATTAGACCTCCCTGATTGGTCATGGCAACAGGACCACCAGTCAGGAAGTTGTCATGGATGCCCGCTCCGAAGTCCCTGAAGGTCAGCGAGTCGATACGCCAGAAGGCACTCTCAATCCTGAAGGCGCCGTCCTTCCTAAACGCTCTAACAAGTGCACTACCATCATCTAAGTCTTGAGATAGCGGGTCTCCCACTCCCGTTCCGTGAGTAGCCATGTGGTCGCCCGGCCTGATAATGACAGTCTTCCCATCCTTTGCGACCCAGAATGCCCCACCCACACTCTGCAACACATGCTGTGAATCGGCAGCCAGCTGAGCCTGCGTCTGGTACGGATAGAGTCTGGCCGTGTCGCCAATGACGATTCCTCTGGGCCAAATAGGGTTAGTGCTAAAGTCAGCATAGTAGCCAACAATGCCCCCACCCATGTCCTGCCCAACCCAGTTAGCCGCGTTAATGGCGACTGTGTCCGCCCCACTGATGACTACACCCGGCTCGCCGACGACACTGTATCGGGCGTTGGGCCCAGCGCCATTCTTGCTGTCTGGACTCACATACAAGGAGTCCGTAAGCATTGTGTAGTACGTGCCGGAGAGTAGTCTAAGCTGGTCACCGGCTGTGGTCATGGCCGTCAGTGCACCATTGAACGTCCGCTTAGGATGCGCCGCGTCTAACCCACTATTCAAGTCATCGCCGTAGGGGCCCATCCAGATTTGCTTCCCGACCACAATCTGGTTCGGCGCCTTCCACGTCTGAACTGACCCATAACCAGAGTTGGGTGTCCAGCTAGCATTGGAGAGATAACCGGGGCTGGCCTTCGGACAGTTAGTGCAGCCACCAGCATCTGTCACGGCCACGTCAAACTTAACGGTGGTGTCCTGCCCGTTCCACATGATGCTCGTGGCCCAGAACCGCTTGGCCACTGAACTCATTACGTTTGACTGGCTAACGCGGTAGAAGGACATCGTGTCCTTAACCGACGTACTATCATTGGTTACGTTCGGCTTCCACACGAACCCAGTGCAGACGGAGTTGCTATCGTCGTCGCCGCTGTAGTAGACGCGGACGCCGACATTGTGGTAGGTAGGATATGTCTTGATGCTATCAACTGTGATACCGGCCACCGCCGCCACCGACTCTGGCTTGACAAAGCCCAAACCAAGAGCCAGTGCCGCCGCGCCGAGCCAGCGTTTGAACGTCCTTTTCATGCGGTCCTCGCAAAGATATGGTTAGCGATGGCGGCGACAAACTTGGTGACGCCGGAGTCGACGTTGGGCTTCTCGAACCAGAGGGGCCTGCGGCCTACCGCCGTCGGGCGAGACCAGAGACGTCGCACCACATAGTGCGTAGCTCCCGGGGCGGGATTCACGCTCCGACCTTCAATGGCCTCGATAGCAGTAGTCCAGCAGGCAGCCCACAACCCGAGGCCCTCGGCTTCGATTGGATGGAGGAGCTTCTCGCGGTTGGGGTCGCTGGGATTGAAACAACTGAACTGATAGACCTTCCCATTCACGTTGCGCAAAATCGTCTGAGCCAGTGAATAGGAAGGTACCTTGCCAGATGCCGCACGCACTTGTACGCGTGTCAGAGGAACGTGGGCTATAGCCACTCTTGCAATGGCTGGCTCGCCACGCCCCTCGCCCCAGATGAGCATGGCTAGCAGGGTGTCTTCGTCCTGCTGCTCTAGGGGCAGATTCGGGTCTGGTGTCTTCACTCATGGGTTACGGCTTGAGCGCCTTGAGGGCGTTCGCCGCCTGATACTTCTGAACGAACTGAGTCAGAGCGCTGATAAGGGCTCGGATAGCGACTAAGACTACGGTCCAGATAAGAGCCCCAGTCTGGTCCGACGGGGCGGGCGCCCCAAGCATAAGACCCAAAGCGCCAATAAGGGCCGTTGCCACGCTCTTCAGCCCACTGGACAGGAACTTCTTGATTAGGTCCTGAATGATTGCGTTCACGACTACGTTCTCCACTTTGGGGATAGGATTGACGGCCGAGGCGGCTCGTCTGAGGGTTGTTAAGCCGGGAATCTTCATGTGTCTCAATCCGGCCCACACGGGCCTCTAGGGCAATGATGCGCTGCTCGATACGGCCAGCAGTATACCACACACTGCCAACCTGAACCAGCAGCCCGAGGATTACTCCAAGTTCTCTGGCGCCTTTCGGGATGTTCACTGGGCATTCTCTAGGAAGGTCTTGACCTGTCTGACACTCTGGGGGATGAGGCTCTCCTGAGCCTTGCTGAAGTCCTGATTCGGTCCGGGCAACATGGCGAACGTACCTTGCAGACCCTTGACAATTGCCGCTGCGTTCGGCCCGGCGATGAAGCCCAAGCCCAGCGCCTCGGACGGACTGCTCATGGCCTGCGTCACATCTCCAACATACCCAAGGGCCCCAATCATCAGCATGTCCTTCAGGTAGTTGATGCCATCCTCTGGCGTGTTCTGCTTCTCCTGATTCTTAAGCGTGTTAACTGTCCGCAGCACATTGTGATACACCCACGGGAACATCGCCGCATACCGCAATAGCGGCCCCCAGTTCTTATGGACCAACGCCTCATTGGCTAGCCGGTCAATGAAGTGCGTCTGCTGTAGGGCGTACTGCTTGAACTTCAGGAAGAACTTTCCGCTGGTACTCTGGAACGCCTTCGGTAGCGCCAGCACATCTCCCGTGAAGTTCGTGATATGCGCGCTACTGGTCATTGCCTGCATGATGGCGTCATCAGATAGTGCCTCCCCTCTCAGCAGGCCAGCCGTGTCGATGCCGTGGGTCCGCTGTAGGAAGCCGGCCATCTTCTCCGCCTTCGCCATATTCCCAGCCCGAACTGCCGCCAGCACCTTCTCCTCAGTCTCCGCTGCGTGCAGGCCGCCAGCCACGGCTGCCGTCACACGCATCCCACGGTCCGTCTTCCCGACCATGTTCAGGATGGGGTTCCACCGGCTGAGCTTCTTCAGGCCCCGGGCGGCATCGACGGCATCCAACATCGTCGGGATATGCGCACCCAGTCGCTCAACAAGCCGACGGATAGGCCCGCTCGTGACGGCCTCCTGAATCGCTAGGAATGAGTTCCCAACCCCGCTTAGCGCCCCACTGTTCGTCAGGGTGGTGGGCTGGATGAGGACCGTTCTCGGCCCAAGGAAGATGTGGTCGGAGATGGTGTTCAGGACCCGGAGGGCCGGATTCATCTCATCCCGCCACATCCCATTCCTAATGGCATAGGCCTTGGTCAGCGTCTCGTCTGCCTCCCGATACGCCTGCGGTGCCAGCATATCCGCGCCGCCCACTCCCGCCAGCCCGTGTGCCCGAGCAAGGTCCATCCGCAGTGCGTCGAACAGCTCTCCCTTCCCACCCCAAGCCTCAGCTCCAGAGATGAGGTCTGCATTATCGCTAGCCATCTTATACAGAATCTGCTTGGGGTCATGCACGAAGTCATTAGCTGCTTCCGCCGTCATCTGTTCGCCGCGGGCGTGCTGCAGGCTCTTCCGGATGTCTCCCATCTCGGTGGCCCGCTCCTTCAGAATCTGCCCCGCCGCCGCATAAGCCTGCTCCGGCGTCAACTCCGGTCCATACCGCTTGATGCTAGTCGCTAGGTCACGGAGGCCAGCCTCACTATCCCGCGTGGCTGCTGCAGCCGTCTTAATGGCCGGAAGATATGCGTTGACCTTGCGGATGGGAATCTTGACGATGCCGCCCGGCGTGATTTCCCCCGCGCTCTTGAAGATGTCTAGGGCCAGCCGCCCCTCCCCTGTCATCTCCAACATATCAATCCTGTGTTGTGCTACTGGTCGATTACCAACCTGTGCATAGGCCGACTTCAAGGTTAGGCTAGGGTCGACCATCCCACTTTCCGCCTCCAACTCCTTTAGGAAGCGTAGGACATCCGCCTTCTGGTCCGCCCCCATCCTTCGATAGGCGATGGTGGCAGTTGGTAGAGTCTGCCTAGCGCCACGCTTGGAGAGCGCAGCGAAGTTCTCATCCGTCCATAGCTTCGTGAGCTGGACGGCCTTGGCCACATCCTCATTAGCTGGCTCGGCCAGCCCCTGCGCGGCGAGCCACCAGTTGGTGTGGTCCTCGGGCTTGAGGATGCGGGTAATCTCATCAGCCCGCTCCTTGCCCACGCCCAGAAGGACGCGCTGGATGTCGCCCTGTACGCCCATGCGCTCGACGAAGGGCTTGCCCAGTCCCTTGAACATGGGATGACTCTCGACAAACCCGCCGAAGGAGCGGACCAGCCGGTCAGTGATGGCCTGTCCGGCCCGCAGCCATGCGCCGGCCGTCGAGGGGCTGGGCGGAGTGTCGGCGTTGGCGAGCTTCTTCATGTGGTCTACGAAGCCCAGTTCTTCGCCGGCCCGGGCCGCAACCCGGGCAGCCTCTGCGTCGCCGGTTGCCCGGAACACATCCCTTGCGTTCATGCCGCGCATGAAGGTCTGGGCCGCACCTTCTGCGGCGGCCTCGGCGGGTGCCCGGCCTTCGGCACCAATACGGATGGCGTCCTCGATAGCCATGGCACCATGGCGTTCCGCCACCCCAGCAATGCGGGCCAGAGCGCTGACCTTTGCGCCCTTCAGGAGGCCCATACCGGGGACGGTTGGAACCGCAATGTCAGCCGCTAGCCCGACTGGAATGCTTAGCCACTTGGGGGCGCCACGCTTGTCGAGGACGTCAATGAAGGACTCTCTTGTCTTCAGACCCTCGACCGCTCCGGCGAAGGGGTTCTGTCCTTCTAGAGCATAGTCAACGGCCCCAGCAGCTGCATAATTCGGGAGAGCCAGTACATCCATGGCCTTCGAGACAATGCCGCCAGAGAAGAGGTCACCCATGTCTGGGAAGTCGATTCCCGCCTTACTGGGCGGGGGCGCGTTTGCAAAGACGTCAGCCATTTATTGATGGAAGGTACTGGCAGGAACGGTTTCCATAGGAACGCGATTAGTGAGCTGCTTAATGAACTTGACAATCATGGCAGGTGGAACATGTGCCTCAACCATGGCTCGAATCTTGTCAGCAATCTGCAAGGGGGGACCACCAGCCTCTTTAATCGCGCCACTACGTGCTGCAGTTAGGAAACGCATGGCGACTGCTGCATCACTCAGTGGGGCTGGGCCACTTGGGTCTGCAGGAACACCACCACTAGCCGGACCAGCAGCGGGCTGCGGCTTCGGCCACGCATTCATGAGGGCCATCTTGAACTCGTGCTTTGTGATGCCTTCCTGTCCGAGCTTCCACTGCTCGTCATTACCCGGCATCTTGTCAACCAGACTCAGGGCCTGCTGCAAACTATAGCCGGCCTTCTGTGCGCCAGCCACGCTCTCCTGAACATGCTGGTCCAGCACATCAGCCGCTGTCAGGTCAGGCATTACTCCCTTCTGCTGGAAACTATCCATAGCCGTGTTGATAAGAAGGTTGGTGTTGGCCAGTTTGCGGCGGATGGACATCATCTCCTTACCCTTGAACTTGTCCTTACCATTCCGCAGGAGGGCCGCTTCAAGTGCGGCCTTCGTTGCCTGTAATGGCTGCAGACCCTCAGTGAGGATGGTCTTGTCGATAGGCTGATTGTTGCCAGAGGTGAGGGCGCGGACTAGGTCAGCCTGCGCGGAGGTCTGGTGAGCCTGAGCAGTCGTGCGGTCCGTCTCAAGGCCGTAGGTCTGCATGTGCAGCTCAAGGTCCTTGAGGACATTGTTATACTTAGCCATGAGCGATACACTCTTCTCATGCTCACCAGCCTTAGCCGCAATGCCCGCAGCCATCTGGAGCTTATTAGCGAGCACTTCCATGCTCTGCCGGCGCTGGTCCCTGATGCCCTGAAGCCGGCCCTCAAGTGTGTTCTCGGCGAGTTGCTGGCCGCCCATGCGGGGTGAGAGGGCCTGACTGATGCCGCCCATGAGGCGCGTGACAAACTCCGCATTCGGGTCGTTCTGCGGCGCAGGCTGCTGACCCATTGTATCAAGTTGCTTCTGATATTGGTCACGCTGCGTCTCAGCTGCAATGCGGTCTGCCTGAGCTTGACCGAGCATGTCCGCCATGTTTGTGCTCATGTGCTGCATGGCATTACCGACCATCGAGGACAGCGATGGGAAGGTGCTTTGGACATCGACTACTGGAAGCTCTGGAGCACTACCACTGAACTGGGCCGCCGAGCCAGTCGTGTCAAGATAGGCAGCTGTCTCGGGCGGCAGGGAGATGTCGCCGTGCAGGAACTTCTGAAGGTTGCCCGGGCCCATGTTATAGGCGGCCTGAGCCTGCCCCCAGTTGCCGGTGCGCTGGAAGAGCCGCGCCATATACTGGGCGCCGGCGTTCAGGGAAGACTGCCAGTTCGTCGGGTCGTGCGGGAAGTCCTTCAGGGTGTCCGGCATGAACTGGGCCAGACCACGAGCGCCAGCTGGGCTGGCCTGCTGGCCGCTGATGATGCTAGGGTCGAAGTTCCCACTCTCCAGCGCCATCTGTCGATAGAAGCTACTGAGGAACTGGTCAGGGATGCCGGCCATTCTGGCGGCGGCCGCGGTCCGCTCTTCCCATAGAGGGTTCGCTAGGATGTTCGCCATTACGGGTTGGCTCCAGACGGGTCCTTAAGGCCCTGCTGCTGAGCGAGGAGGCGGAAGATGAAAGGCAGGAAGGCGTTCAGGCCAGCACTTGTCAAGGGCAGGCCAAGCCCTTCCTGCCGGGGCATCCCACCATAAACGCCCGCGCGTGCGCGTGCGAGCCCCTGCGCGTTGCCCATGGCTGCTTCCCAAGCCTGACTAGTGAGCTGGCCCATCTGGATGTCTGGGGCGGCCGCGGCGGCGCCCAGCATGGCTGTGCCGACGCCGGAGCGGCCGAGACCGGTCTGGGCAAGGTGGCGACTGATGGAGCCAATGGCTTGCTGGCCGCCGGCAATGGTCTGGGACCGGGCCATGTTAAAGGCCGGACTGTTAAGGGTTTGTGAGAAGAAGCGGTTCGCATTCCCCTCGATGACGTTTGGGTCCAGCTCCGCTAGGGCCCGCTGGCGGAGGACGCGGGGGTCCTCGCCACGGCCGAAGAGAGCGCCGAAGAGGCCGGGTAGGAGGGACATGCCGGCACCAGCCGCCAGCCCCCAAGGGCCTCCCATCCAACTAGCCGCTGCAGCAGGAACTGCCATTAGAAAGCTCCTTTTGACAAGTATATCACGGATTAGCCCAGTGCTTCGATGCGGGCTTCGATTGCGTATTGGGGACTGCCAGTAGTGACGACGGTGCTTGTGAAGGTGACATTCTGGGAGGCGGTGACCTTGATGACGTCCGCACCAAAGGCGGCCTTATTAAGTGTGACTAGTGGTAGGAATCCCTGACCGATGGCCCCACTACCGTCTAGTAAGGTGAGGAGGATTGTGTCGGTGTGGGCCGAGCCGTCGTTCCATGTCAGGTCCACGCTCACCTGTGCGCCGCCTGAACCAGCAGTGGTGCACTTGAGGTAGAGTGAGACGCGGTAGAGGCCGGCACTTGTGGTGTTGCCAGTCAGTAGGGTCTGGGCCGCGAGGCTGCCGGTCTGGCCAGTCAGGCTAACGGAACCAAGGGTTCCAGAAGCGGCTGTGGTGTTTCCGACCACGACAGCCGAGCCGTTGGTGTCCTGAATCTTGATGGTGCGGGTCGTCGAGGCGGAGATGCCAGAGCACTGGAAGGCGAGAATCTTGCTGACGTCACCGTCATCGACGATGTTGAGCTGCGTGTCCTTGATGGTCTGGGTCGCGCTCCACGTCTGGGCGAGGTCAATCATTGCTAGCGTGCCTGACGCATTCGGAACCGTCGCCGTCCTCGTCGAGCCAGCTGTGATGCTGGAGCACTCGAAGGCGAACTTCTTGGTTGTGTCGGCGTTGTCAACGACGCGGAAGAGGGTGTCCTTGAACTCCGGGGCGGCCCAACTAGGCGCAGAGGCACCGGCAGTGAGGAGGTAGTCCGTGGTACCGAGGGCAAGGCGGGCCGGCGTGTCCGTGGCGGAGTAGTAGGGTAGGTCGCCGGCAACTGTAGTGGTACGGGGCAGGCCGAAGACAGAATTCCATGCGCCATTGGTGTACCAGTTGAACTCGGCGTTGGGATATAGACTATTCGTGGGGCTACCATTCAAGCGCATCCACATGTCGCCGGCCTGTGTGATAGACCATGAGCTAGTGTGTTTGCGAATCCACGGAATCTGCCGCCAGTTGTTCTCAACCGCGCAGAAGCCCCATAGGCCCTCACGCTGGCCGGCGCCAATACTGGTGAAGGTCATGGTGTCGATGTTGGAGTCTGTGGCGTTGTTGTTGATGGTGACTGTGTTGGGCATTCCAGCCACGCTAGTGATATAGGAGTTGGCTGGAATGCCATTACCACTGACGGACATGCCAACAATAAGGCCGGTGAAGTTGGCATCGTTAGCAGTGAGGATGTTCGTGCCGATGGCCTTCTGGACATGGGCTACAGACGTGAAGGCAGAACCCATGACGTAGCCGAACTCGCCGCGCTTGAGGAAGGGGCCAGCCAGACCTCGTTTAGTGGATAGGTCATTAACCGTTGCAATACCGCCACTACCGGTAGCGATGCGGTCCACGTCCTCCCACTTGCCGAACTGGAAGTTGCGGTCGTTATTCCGCATGCGGAATGCCAGCCGCGTGGAGATACTTGAACTGTTGGAGACGGTGGGCTCCCGGACCGCCCCCTGATTGTTCACGACATGGAAGTTGTCAATTAGAATGGGGTGGCCGATGTCACCGTCGGAAGACGCGTCGAGTAGGAAGTCATCATCATCCCACGGCTGAGAAGTGCTATTACCAAACTCTGGGATTGGGTAGTATGACCCATTTGTGAATGGGGCGACCGCACCAGATGTGTAGACCTTACGCTTATGGACGACACGGCCGCCGTGGAAAGTGAAGCCGAACCCGCCTTCACAGGAGCGGACGACGCGCACGGGATAGCCATCGGTTGTGTCGCCAGAGTTTGTGACCTGTGTGATAAAGCTGGGGCCATAGAAGTTAATGTCATTGGAGGCGCCGGTGATAATCCAGTACTGGCGATAGCCATTGTTATCATTATCAAGTCGGCCTACTGTCCCAATGCGCCAGTCCACTCCAGCAGAACAGTTTGCAGATAGGATTTCCACGTAGAGTTTATAGACATCAACACCTTGCGATGCGCTGAAAGAGAGCACTGTGCCGTCGGTGTCAGCATGAGTGACAAAGTCCCCAGATGGTGCGCCCTGAATACTTGGCGTCTGTAGGACAAGACCATAATTCGCCTCGACTGACCGCCCATAGTAGTGGATGTGCCCCTGTGTGACGGCGGTCGTGGGCGTCGTTGTGTTATGGACAGTATAACTACCGAAGGAGTAGCAGTTGGTCTTGATGTTGGCGAGGTGTGAGGATGTGCCGGAGTAGCCGAGGAAGATTACGCCACCGGAGTTTATGAAGCCGATGTTACAGTCCTCGATGATTAGGCCGACGGTGATGGCGCAGTCGGTCGTGTGCTTGAACGTCAGTGTCACCGGGTTGTTGGTGGCCGTCGCCAGATTGGAGACCGTGATGCTGGAGTTGGAGGCCTTGGCCACGACGCGTGTGTTATGCGGGATGCCGGTCCCAGTCACAATCTGGCCGACACGGACGACAGCAAATGCGGCCGCCGAGGTCACGGTTCGACTGTTGATGGTGGTGCTGGAACTGATGGCGACCGTCTTTCGCAGCATTGGCGTCACCAAGTCGGCCGGGTCGATATCTGTGTAGCCCCAGATTGGGAATGGATGCTCAGCCGTATTGGTGAACAGGCCGGCGGAGGCGAAGCCATCTCCGTAGGAGATGTCGTCGGGGCTGTACGAGCCCGTGTCGTAGATTCCCCAGCTGGAGGTGTTGGAGATGACGCAGCGGCGGATGAACGGCCCCTTGATATTGTCGGAGATAGAAGTTGGAGCCTCGATGACAATACCGCGTCCCCAACTAACGGCACCATAACCATTCCCAGTCACCAGACCATGCTGAACAGTCAGGTCCTCGATGGTGATGTTACTACTCTGGACACTAAGAAGGTCGATGGCATAGTCATTGCTATAGATGATGGTGTTCTCACGGCCGGAACCACGCAACGTCAGGCTCTGCGTGGTGGAGAGGACGAGCTTGGAGGTGAGTTGGTGCTGTCCAACTGAGAGTTGGATGATGCCACCAGCTGTGCCAAGGAAAGCTAGAGCATCCAAGACGGCAGTAATACCATCACAGTAGATAACGGAGCCGGTGGACTCGACGGTCCAGTCCGTGCCATGACTGGAGACGAGAACGTCTCCCTTGTCGCCATCGGTGACGGAGTCGCCACCGGTGTTGACGATAACGACGCGGTTGGAGCCGCCCTGTGTGGGCTGCTGGTTGTTGCTGAGCATCTTGATGCCGGTGGAGAACTCGAAGAGCTGTTCCGAGATGGCATCAATGGCGTGCCGCTGGTCTCCCTCGAAGGCGGCGCTATTTCCGCCGCGCCACTCACGCATGGAGTTCTTCCTCCCCGAAGTCCGCAGCCCGGAAGCCCAACTCGATAATCTCGAACATGCCCGTGGTCGTAGGAGCCACCGCCGCATTAAAGCAGGCCGCATTCACCGAGCCAACTCCTGTCTCGGCGAGGGGGCTAGTGCTCACTGTTCCCGGGACCTCAGAGACGGAGGCTGTGTCTGCAGCGGCATTGGTGTGCTTCTGGGTGAAGGTGATTTCAGCGGCGATGTTCTTGTTTGAGTTGCTGGTTTCTCGGTCTAGGCCATTGATGATGACTGCGCCGATTTCTGCCTCGCCGCCAATGCCATTCAGGTAGATATCCCGGGTGGTGAAGGTGGGCGTAGAGGCAGGGTCCAGCAGGGTGTGATAGGTGGTGGTGTCGGTGCTGTCCTCACGGACCACACAGCCTCCACCAGTTCCGACCAGCCCGTCCTGTCCATAGAGGACAACCCATGCGCCGCTGACCTTGCGGAAGCAGATAGCGGCCGTCGGGTTATGGACGGTGCCACCGGGGTCGTTGTACTTGGCACTGGCCTTCGTCCACTTAAGGGAGCCGTCCTGCTTGATATGCTTGGACGCGTAACTACCAATGAAGACTGTGCCGTCGGTCTTGACCATGCGGAGGGTCTGTGTTCTAGGGTCGTTGATGAGGGCGATGATGAGGTTCTTGATGTTACCGCCAAGGGAGTTACCGAAGACGGAGCCGGAGGGACCGACCCAGCGCAGGTCCGTGCTGAGCTTCCGGACGCTATAGGCGTTGGTTGCAAAGATACCATTTGTGTCGACGAAGGCCAGCTCCTGCTGACCCATGGCATTTGTGAAGAGACAGGCACAGCTGGGGTTGATGATGCCGACCGTGTCGCTATAGCGCTCGAAGGCACGGCCACGACTGAAGCTGGCATCGTCCTCATTGGGTAGGTAGTTGACGCGCCAGAGGCCACCCATAGTGGCCACGACCGCTCGGTTATTGACGGTACCCATGAAGGTGAAGGCGTCGTTGGCTGGGATGTCCACGAAGTAAACGTCTGTCGGCATGTAGTCCGGTGAGCCGGGGATACTGTAGCAGGCCTTGCCCGGATGGTCGATGTCATCGACCAAGAGGGAGCCCTCGAAGACGCAGCCCATTGAGGACTTGGGTGGCAGGCCATTGGCGCCGAAGCGCAGACTGACTCCGCCTTCGTCGATGATGACGGCGTCGTAGAACTTCTGGTCCGGCTTGGTCGAGGCGGCCGTTCCAGCATAGTAGATGACGGCCGTCAGGCCGCTGATGGTCACGACTGGCGTAGTGGTTAGGCCAGCATTAAACTGGATACCAAGGTGGAAGCCGAGGTTGCTGTCTACCTGACTGGTCTTCCAAGCGAACTCGCCGGGCAGCCAGTCATCAGAGTTAGAGCCGAAGGTGAAGGCTTTGTCTGTGGTGCTATCGATGGTCACGCGCTTTGAGGCCGGGCTGCCCTGAAGGCCAGCAACGCCAATTGCGTTCGTGTAGTCACTGGCAGCACCGCCAGCGAGGTTAGGGTAGAAGCCGGCTCGGCCGCCAGAGGGCTGGAAGAAATCGACGCCACCAGTTGAGCCGGACCGGTGTTCGGGGACAAGGAAGATGTCTGCCACGTCAGCCACGCTGCACTTGGCCGTGACCGTGACGGAGATGCCGACGATGTTTCCGGAGAAGGTGCCGAAGGAGAAGTTATTGATGGGTAGGACGGCGAAGTGCGGCGTGGAGAAGCTGCCAGCATTGACTCGGGTGATGGTGATAGTCTTGGCATCAGCGCCGTTAGAGAGGGCGTCTGCTACTGAGCCGGCACCACCTCCGAAGGCGCTGGTGATGCCGGTCAGGATGACGGTGTCGTTGGAGCCTGCGGTTTTGTTCCCGGTGGAACTGGTTGTTCCGGTGTCTGTGAAGACGGCCTTAATGGACCCAGAACCATTATCCACAGGAGTGGCAGTGCCAAGACGGCGTCCAATAGGATAGAGTGTGTCATTCTGGAGGGTCTTCATCTCACTGCGGTAGATGTTGTAGCTGATGGCCGCCAGCGAGGGCGCGCGAGAGAGGTTGGTTGGTGCGCCGGCCATCTCGATGATGGGGGCGGTGGCAAGACTGCTGACGAAGACGGTGACTGGCAGGCCAGCGAAGCTACTCTCCAACTCCTGTCCATCGTCACACTTCACGCTTTCAGTGGCCCAATACTCGTAGTAGCCAGTGGCCGCCGCCGAGAAAGCCGCGGCCGCGGCACTGGTGTTGGTGGGAGCTTGGGTGACGGGGTAGAGGCCGTGCGCACGGGAGGTGCCGCCAGAGAGCATGACGCGGTTATTGTCGACGCCATTGAAGATGTAGTTGCGGTTGTCGAAGGGGACGACCACGAGGCGCTTGGCAGTGGAGAGGCCACTGGTGTTAATGGTGGCAGAGGCGAAGGTGGAGGCACTGGTTTCCGCGTTGGCCGTCCAGAGCTTCCCGCTGGCCTGCGCCACGAGGTAACTGATGTCTCCCTCGAAGCGGCAGTTGACAAGGCCCTCAACGCCCTTGTCGGCTGAGGCCACAACGTTCCAGAGCTGGCCGCCGGGAGCCCGATAGAGGGCGTTGGTGTCTGGTACGTACATGACCTGATTGCAGGCCTGTAGCTCGCCCTGAACCAGCTCGGTGCCAGTGCGGCTGGTAACTAGGCCGCCACTAATGGGCTCGATGACAATGGTCATGCACGCCTCTGGGCGAGGTCTCCAAGCTCGAAGGAGATGTCTTGGTCCTCGTAGCGCTGGTTGGCGGCTTGAGCTTCGTCGAACTCACTGTTGGCCATCTGAATCCAGTAGCTGAGGCGACCCTCTGGAGCGCCGAGGTCGGACAGGAACTGGTGGGTGGCCCGGCTGAGAATGGCATTCTCGTAGTCCTCAGGGACATCTAAGAACCAGTTGTCGCCACCGAAGTTGAAGGTGGCGGTGCCATTGGCCGCGGAGGTGAAGACAGCACCAGAGAGGGTCAGACTGGTTGGGCCGTTGACGAGGGTGGTGGCGTAGGCGATGTTGGAGGCCTGCGTCCAGCCTTGGTTGGTGGCGACGACTGGGCTGCCGTTGGTGATGCCGGCGAAGCCGCCGAGGGCGGAGGTGCCAATGCTGGTGTCGAGGCTGCCGACGGCGGCGATGGAGGCGGAGATGGTGCAGGGCACCCACATCCGGCGGTAGTAGAGGAGTTTAGTGTTCTCGGTTACGTCGGGGGAGGGCTGGAGGGTGATTTGGCCGTAGGCGCCGGAGCGGAAGAGGTCATAGCCGATGGTTTCTCCAGTGCTACCGGACTGGGTCTGGACCACGCGGTCGTAGACCGAACGCGGGCTGCCCTTGAGAGTGCGTTCGCGACCAGACGTCGTGATACGGAAGCCATAGACATCCTTGAAGTCGTAGGGAAGGCTATAGTCGGAGGAGCCGGCAGTGGCGACGAGCGCAGTCGTGCTTGTCATGAGCCACCGCCAGTTATACTTGTTGTAGAACTTGAAGGAGTCCTGAATAGCCGCGCCGGCGCGGTCTAGGAACTCGCTGTAGTTCTGCTTACTTGCTTTCTTGGCAATTCGACTCTTCGCATTCCCGAACGTCAGAGTCGATGGCTGGAACAGGCTCATCGGGCTTCTTTTCCTCTATCGGCGGCGGGGGCGCCGTAACGCTGCGTCGGATGTCTCGCAGCCTTGCGTATGCCTCAATGAGTTTGGGTACGTGCTTATAGGGGTCGCGGTTGGTCCGGACCCAGTCCTTCGCGTTGGCGGCCATCTGACGGGTATGGTCCATGTTCTCAATCATGGAGCAGAGCTGGTCGTGGAACTGCTCGGGCGTGTGGAAGAGCTTGCCAGTTTCATTCTCGATGATTTCATCTAGGAAGGCGCCGGTGTCTTGAGCTAGGATGGCGGAGGGCTTCCACGTGGCGGCAGCCTCATACATGCGGATGGCTGAGCGGCTCTGGTTAAAGAGGCTATCATGGAGGGGCGCGATGGCGATGTCCGCGTTCAGGGTGCTGGCGCGCCAGATATAGTGGTCGTAGTCCACCCATGGCTCGACGGTGGTGCGCTGCGGGACAAGCTGGTCCTGCAGCCACTGATAGGGAGCGCCGAAGAGGATAATCTCAACGTGGGGGTAGCGCTTGTGGACCTTACCTAGCTCGGCGGCGAGGGGCCACATATCGTCGAAGTGGCAGGCCGAGGACTGCCAGAGGATGCGGACCTTCTTCGGGTCTTGGGCTAGTTCGACCTTCGGCCAATCAGAGAAGTCGATACAGTTGGGGTAGACGTGGGTGTTGGGTGTGCCAGTTTCGCGCATGACGTAGGCGGCACAGCGATGGGTGGTGCAGGTGACGAGGTCGGCGGCCTTCAGGTTCTCACGGATGTAGGTGAGCTTCTTCATGTTGGCTTCGACGTCGAACTTGTCCATACCGTCTTGCCAGAGAACCTGCTTGCCCTTGCCGGGGATGTCAATGACGAGTTGGTGCTTCTTGGGGATAATCTGGCCGTTGTGCTCGACACCAAGGTCGCGGAAGGCCGGGTTTAGGGCCTCGACCTTGAACATGTCATCATCGGTGTCGTAGATGAAGCTGGGGCCGAAGTTCCACTGGTCAGGGGTTTCCCAGTAGGCGCCGAAGCCAGCGGACTCGTCCCGCGCGATTTTGAAGCCGGGGCTGTAGTTCTGGTAGTGCTGGACGATGTCGGCGTACATAGTGGCGTACATCCGGCGCTCGTGTTCGTGGGGAATCTTGACTTCCTGCTGGTCGATGATAACGTCGGCGAGCTTCATGCGCGCAGCGGTGCGGAAGGGCATGATAGTTCGGTACCACGTGCAGGCGTTCATCTTAATCGGAGCGACGCCGTACAGCTTGAGCATGCTGCCTCCTAGACTAGGCTAATGGGGTTATCGGGGAGGAACTTCTCGCCGCGGCTATGGTTCTTGCCGGGGCGGCCGTCGTACTCGGGATGGTCCTTGAGGAAGGCCTCGAACTTCCTATCGTCCTTATACCAGTTTGGGTCGTCCTTATAGGGGCCGGTCATGCTGGAGAGGGCGGTGAAGAGTTCGGCGGGGATTCTGGCCTCGAACTGGCCGTTGCCGGAGTTGATGCCGGGCTTATGGCCCCACTGCCGGGCATTCTCGGACATGAAGTGGTTGTAGGCGATAGAGTAGCCATTGCGGTCCCAGAGGCGCTTGTCCCACTCAGTGAAGTTCTGCGTGGCTTGGCTGAGCATGAACTGCCGTTCCTGCGGCGTGAACTCACTGAGGTCCATTTGGTTAATCTTGGCTTCAGCTTCAGCGGCTTCTGTCGGAGAGACCATTTCAATTTTCATGGAGATGATTGGGGGAGCCGAAGCTCCCCCAATCCCTTTCTTACGTGAGAATGTTGTAACCCTGCCCGATACAGGTGGGGTGCAACACCTCGACGGTGGCCGCGCCAAGGAGGTAGACCTTGACGTTGTCGCCCGTTGAGGCAACCTGATAAGGCTGGATGGGCCTCCACCACGCGACGCGCAGCTTCGAGCGCTCCACGAGGAAGTAGCCCGCATTCTGGCTGAGGTCGGTCGCGTGACCAGTGACGGACTGCTGCGGAATCCAGCGGTCCACGACCATCGCGCAACGACCGAAGTCGGTGCGGATGAAGTCGACCACCGGGCCGTACTCGCCGCCATTGAACACGTTCGCCGACTGCAGCCCGGGGATACCCTGCGCGCCGGACTGAGTCACCGGGTAGCTGGTATCACCGAGGAGGGTGCGGCTGATGTCTGCCTTCACGCCCGGGGAGACAAAGAGGGTGTCCGGCTTGGCGCCGTTCGTCCACATTGACTCCTGTAGTGCGTAGAAGGTGCCGGTTGCGAAAGCACCGCCAGAGACGCCGAGGGACGTGTTCGTGCCTGAGCTGGAGGCCCAGAACTTGAACGTGCCCAGTGTGCCAACAGTGGCGTCTGCGCCGGACGCCGGGCTGTAGGCCACGGTGCCGTCATAGCGCTGCCAGAGGCGGGCGTCGAAGTTGCGGTTGACTTCCTGTGCGGCCTTGCCAATCTGGTAGTCGAGTTCGTCAGCGACGCCGAAAATCTGGCCACGCTGGGAAAGCAGAAGCTCGTCCATGGTGATGGACCAGTCCTGCCGGCGGAACTCGACAAAGTTCCAGATACGGGTGCGCTTCGGAATTGCCTTGACGTTGGTGACTGTGGCAGTCTGGCCCCAGTCTTCGCCCTGAATCGCCGGCGTGTTGTTAGTCACGGCCAGCGCATCAATGAACCACTCGTGACGAAGACCGTTGGTCGTAGTCTTGCCAAGCACCGCGAGAGACATGGCCTCATCCGGGTCAATCATGGTGAGGGTGTTCATGGCATTTTCACGGGTACCGATGCCAGACACGCCCGCACCAGACGTGGAGTAGGGCCAGCCTACGCCGTAGGTGCTAAATGCTGAGGCAGGAATAGCCATTGCTACTTGGTCCTTTTATCTATTCAGCTGCGCTGCCAGATGCGGTGGGATATCAACCTTGAAGCCGGGGAACAGGTTCGAGTAAGCGGGGCGCTTATCGCCTGTGGCATGGCCATAGGCGATGGCCTGCTTCATGAACTCGGCGCGGTCCTCGGGGGTCTGCTGACCCTCGGGGGTACGCTGTCCCGGCTGGGGCTGCCCGCCCAAGAGGGCTGCCTGCTGCTTCTGCGCGGCACTACCCGTGCTGGCAGGGGGGTTGGCCCGCTGCCATTCAGTGAGGGCGTTCTTCGCGGCAATCTCGTACAGGCCAGCTTTCTCTAGGGTTGCGATGTCTGTGGCAACTGAGGGGTTTTTCTGGAGCCAGCCGATGATGGCTGCCTCGTTGGCGAGATACTCCGGAGCCTTCACAGCGAGCGCCTGACGAGCCTCGGCCATCCTGCGGACTGGACCGAACTCCTCATCGACGAGTTTCTTCGCCTCGGCCCGAATGGCCGCGCGAAGGGGGTCTGCCTTGACGAGCGACTCAGACTCCAACTGGGCGAACGGGTCGACCGGCGCCGGTGCAGAAGTCGTCTTGAGGGCCTCAAGGTGCTGGTAGGCTTGGGAAGCATAGTTATTGAGGTTCCAGTGGCCCTGCTTCGCGTCCTCGACCGTCTTGTACTTACCGCCGAAAATCTCGTTAAGTACTTCCTGTCGAATGGCGTCGGCGTTCTGCGGGTTGGCCGCACTGGCCGGGGTGGCCTGCTGGGTCTGCTCCGTGGTAGTCACGGGGTCCATTTTAGTGCTCTCTCCCGGGGTAGACCCGGGCGTTAGGGTTATGAAACAACTGCGTCAGGGGATTGTACCATAGGATTTGCTGCTTCCTGCCGGTCGGCAGCTAGCTCGGCGGCCTCGGCAGCGATTCTGTCCTCGACGCCCAGAATCTCATCGAGGAGGCGGATACAGTGGGTCCGGCCCTTCATGGTGGCTTCGTCTGCCTCGTCATAGACGAGGAGTTGGACGAGGCCATCCCGCATAGTGGTTAGCTCGGGGATGTAGTACTTGCTCCAGCCGTCGCTGGAGAACATGTTCTGGAGGGCGAAGACGTGGTCGGCTTTGCTCGGCATTAGGGACCTACTCCAAGGGGCGCGTTCTGCGCTGCCTCAGCACCTTGCTGAACTGGGGCCATGCGCTGGCCGGAAGCGCCTCCGAGTCCGGCCGTCGGGTCTGCCCCGGCAGCTACGGCCTGCTGGGGATTCACGCCCATCTGCTGGGCAAGCATCTGAAGCTGGGGCATCTGGATGAGCATCTCGTCCGCGTCCCAGTCGTAGAGACTGAGGATTTTCCGGGCCATCGCAATCCAGTTGATGGACTGAATCCAGACTGGGTTGGACATCATGACTTGGGCCAGCTGGAGGGCGTCGGCGCGCTGCATGGTCTTGGTGAGCATGAAGCTCGGACCAAAGGCCTTCGCCTGCCAGCCGTGGTTCAGTTCGGCCGGGTTGTTGATGATGCCCTCTTCCGGGGGAAGGGGCATGCCCGTGATGTAGTTCAGGACGGACCTCGTGCCAATCATGTTGAACTGCTTGGGCAGAGGCAGCATCGTCTTGTTCATGTCACGGATTAGTTCGGCTAAGGGCTCGACCATTTCGCAGCTGGCCAGCATGGCTTCGAGCGCCAACCGGGTCGTTGCTGCCTCGGCGGTGATGAGGGCCTCTCGGGCTGTCACTTCGGTGCCGGAGCCGCCCGTCATACCCATGACGGAGCGCTCGTCCATGCCGGTGCCCTTCTGCGCCATGTTGTCCAAGAAGGCAATTTCTTGGAAGGCCAGCGCAATAGGCTGGAGATTGATGGGCAGAGGCATGATGGCCTCTGCGATGCTCTTGCCGCGGGTGTTGACTTGGAAGACCTTGCCCGGCTTCACGAACATGTTCTGGGTGCTGATGGCTCCCTGCTGCGCAAGGAAGGGAGTGCGGTTCATGAGGTCGAGGGCGTCGAGCTTCTGGCTGGTCAGGCGGCTCGCGGCCGACTGGAGGGGCTCGACGATTTTGGCCTTGCTGATGCCGACGAAGTGGCAGGGGTCCGGCGTCGGACTATAGTGGAGGATGCGGTGGCGGTTAAGGAGGAGTTTGTCTGGGTCGTTGCGCAGGACGACTGTGCCGTTGGCGATGGTGATGACGCGGTTGCGGACGCCGTCGGGGGCGAACTCGATGGGGACCAGACCATACATGGTCAGGAGTTCGACGGGCTTCTCGTAGAGGTTGGTGTGAGCCCGAAGGAAGTCGCCGAAGTTGCCGTAGGGGTTAATGATGTTGAAGTCCATCGGCATGCGGACTTGCGTGGGGCCGCCCATCTCAGCAAGCTTCTTGATGGCCTCTGGACGGAAGGACTGCAGGCCATCACTGGAGTTCAGTTCTAGGAGGCTGTCGAAGTCGACCCAATCCCGGATGATGTACCAATCTGCGTCCTTAATGTGGGTCTTGCCATTCTGGATGTAGAAGTCCTGCAGTTCTCGGGGGCGCCAGTTCGGTCCATCGAACGACGTGACGAGGTCCCTGACTTCAATTTGCTCAAGGGTGCCGGGGATGTAAGTGCGGAACTGCTGCATGCGCTGGATGAAGGACCAGCCAACTTCTGCGATGGCCGTGCCGTCGATGTCAGCCTTGGTGAAGAACTGAACGGCCTTCCGGAAGCTGTCGGCCTCCTTGAGCTGCATGTTGATGAGGAGTTCGTTCTTCTTGGCGATGCCCTCCGAGCCGGGCGCGAAGCCGTGGAGGGAGACGATGGGCCAAGAGCCGAAGATGGAGTTGGTGAGGCGGGCGACATGCGACATGACCGTCGCGAAGGTCAGGGGGAGGACGATTTCGTTGAGATAGTTGGCGATGTTGCCAGTGTAGATGCCGCGGAAGGCGTCGTTCCAGCGCTGACTCTCATTGTATTTGTCTTGGAGCCAGTAGGTGGCGGACTTCTTCCGGTCCATGACTAGGGAGAGGAGGTCCTCATCTGTCTTGGGCCCACGTTCGGGAAGATAGTTATAGGCCATTAGGCGTATTCCTCGATGAGCGGCTTCTCAATGTGGACCTCTTCTCCGCCGGCGCCGCGCACCCAGCCAAAGTCCAGAATGTGATTGAACACTTCCTTCACTAGGTAGACGTCGTTCAGGCAGTAGGTGAAGAGTTTTCCCCAGCGTTCTTTCTTGACGAGGCTGGTGGCGAACTCGCCATTGCCGCATTTGCCGAGGGCTAGGGTGTTCTGGGCAACCTCATCCAGCTTGAAGCCCTTCACGCGCTTTCCGAGGCCGGCGTAGATTTCCTTCAGAATGTCGTACTGTGGGACGGTGATATAACGTCCGGTAACGCCGAATACTACAGAGGAGTCGAAATCAATGGTGTTAAAGCCCACCAGTAGGTCGGCGCTGTTAAGGTGGTCGACGGCTTCGTCGAGGTCGTGCTTGTCATAGATGTGATAACGTCCGGTTTCGCTGTCAGAGGCGACGAGGGCGGATATTCCACAATCGCCGTTTCGGGCGGCTTCCCAACCTGTGGGTTGGTCATGAACGGGGGTCTCGATTTCTAGGTCCCAGCAGATGATTCTGCTCATCGTGGCCTTGGGATATATAAAGCCGGGGGTGCATCACCCTGCTCCGAGAAGGGAATGCTCCGTGGGGAGGCGCCACGGAGGTGCAACCCCCGGCGGGGGAGTGGAGTGCCGAAATCCATGTAGTCCATTATATCATCATTCTCTGACAGGGGGTTCCGGAGGGACCTCTCGAAGGGCGCCCACGGGTAGGTCTCCTTCTGGAGACGGAGTTTCGGGAGGATGCCAGAGAAGAACTCTGGGTTAAAGGTGTCGGCGAAGGCATCGGCTAGGTCGTTGGGGAAGGCCTGTGGCTGGTTACAGAGTTGATATCGTAGGGCGTCAATATGGGTGGCGGAGTTGAGGAATCGGACCTGTTTTCTGGCCACAAAGGCGAGAGCGTTGGAGATTCTAACCTCTTTTCGCTCTCCCTGCTGTCGGTTAAAGGCATGGAAGGCAACGGCATCGGGGATTCCAGCATCGAGAAGGCGGTCAGACAGATACTGGTGCCAAAGGCCGGCCTTTCCGGCCATTTCGGCCTCGTCGGTGATGCCCATGATTCGGTAGAGGGCGGACCATTCTTTGTATTTTTCGACGACGAAGCTGGCGTAGGTCTCGGCATTGAAGTCGATGGCGGTGTAGCAGTCCAAGACGGTGACGACTCCGGGGTCATCGTCGTGATGGGCGCAGACGACGAAGGCTGTTTCAGAGCCGAGGGCCTGTTTTCTTGCGGTTTTGAAGGCTGTATCGAGATGGAAGACCACAGTAGCCCGAACAGGCCGTCCATCAGTCCGGCAGGCATCGAATTGCTCCTCGGTGAGGGGTCGGAGTTTGTGCGCGAGAGGGCGGTTCAGGACCTGAGAGGCGGCCTTAACCGGGTCCCGGGCCTTGTAGTTGGCGATTTCCTTGGCTGACCAGACAGAGGGAATAGCTGGCTCGCCGGCCTTGGTCTCGCCAGAGAGGAAGAAGACGTGCCACTGGCCCTTGCGGCCATCCTTGGCGGAGCAGGGTTGGTATTCTGGGAACTGGGTGTGTCCAGTCAGGGAGGCGATGCCGTCGTTCTTGAAGCAGCGACCGAAGGGGTCCGCATCGGAGTAGCGGGTGCCCACGAGAATCACTAGGCCGTTGGACTCGACCACGGGGATAAGGTCGGTCATGTGGCCGTAGGCCTGCTCGAACCAGTTTAGGTTCTTCTGGAGGGCGTCGTAACTGACAAGGTCGTCCATGCAGAGGATGTCTGGGTGGCGGCCAGTTAGGGCGCTGTTGGGGGACCAGATGCCGAAGCTGGGCTCGGTCTCGCGGTCGCGGGTGCGGGCAGTGTGGGTAAGGACATCAGAGCGCCAGCGTTTGTCTGGGCCCTTCCAGTTGCCGTAGAGCCAGTTGAAGAGGCACTGGTCGTCGGTGGTGCCTTCCAGCCATTTGCGGATGACACGGAGGAAGTCCTCGGCCAGCTCCAGCTTCTCGTTACCGATGTAGGTCGAGAGGTTGGGGTCTCGGAGGTGCAGCCAGAGCATCGAGGCTTTGGTGATGAGGAGGGACTTCGCGCAGGCGCGGGGGACCAGCACGGCGATGTAGCGACGCTCTTTGCTGTCTCGGCGGGTGGCGAGCCAGTCAGTGTATTGGGACTGGAGCCAGCTCAGAAGGGGTTTGTGGACCTCGTCAGCCCACCAGCGGCCCTTCTCGTTGTCGGGGTGGGTAAAGCCCAAGCCTTTCCGGCAGAACAGTTCTAGGTTGTTCCGGCAGGCGTCGGCAAGGAGGCGCCGCTCTGATTCTAGGTCCCAAGTCACTTGGTGGGGAAGATGGAGAACTTGGCGTAGCGGCGGCCAGAGGGGGCGCGGGCAATGATGCCGGCGAGGCCGAGCTTGGCGCGGAGGCCTTCTGGGGTCAGGCCGAGGGCGGAGGCGACGCGGCTGGAGGGGGCGGTGGCGATGTCGATTTTCTGGCCGACTAGGACGCGCTCGCCGGAGGGGCCGCGGATGTCGAGGAGGGCTGGACCGAACTGGGCGGGGACGGGCTGGTCGAGCTGGAGCATGTTCCGGAAGCCGCCGGCCTTCTGGATGCGTTGCTGGGTCTCGGGGAAGTCTAGGTCGAGGGGGCGGTCGAAGTAGCGGGAGGCGTTCGCGCGGGGCTCGTAGACGCGGAAGTTCCGGGGATAGTTCGGGTCCGTGTTCTGGGTGGCGAGCATGCCCTTCTTGAGGAGGAAGCTCCGGGTGCTGCCCTTGGCGGTGGCGTCGGGCGGGGGGTTCCAGCCGCGGGAGGCCATCTCGGGGCTGGAGAGGGTGTGGGAGCCGATGGGGTTGAAGTTGGGATAGAGCTGGCCCTGTGGGTGCTCTTCACTGGGGGCGGTGCGACGCCACTCGACGGGGAAGGTCTGGCGGGTGGCCTCGGTGGCTTGGGCTGTGGGGAGTTCGTTCAGGCCCTCGTGGATGGTCTTGGCTCGGGCGGAGGCCATGGCTGGGGAGATTTTTCCAGCTTCCAAGTCTCGTTGGATAGAGCGGAGGGCGTCAATCCCTCGCTTACGGTAGGTGGCATAGGCGGTGCCGAGTTCCAGCTCGTGGAGGGCCGGGCGGTCTTCGGAGGTGCCGAAGAGGTCATCGGGGCGGGGGAGAGGTCGCTCGTTGGGGATAGGAACGTCAGTCTGTGGATTAGGGCGCGGAGGCAGGCTGCCGGGCTCAAGTTGCTGGGAGAGGGCGGTGAGTTCCTCGGGGGAGAAGATGTCATTGTATTTTCCGGCGCGAAGGTCGAAGCGGAACTTATCGGCCTCTAGGCCGCGGGTGGGGAAGCCAGTCTGTGGGTCGATGTGCTGGGGGATGTAGCGGACGTTCGGGTCGGCAGCTGGGGCGGCGATGGAGGGCGGGAGGCCTTCTCCGGTTTGGATGCCGGGGGAGCGGTCCCAAGCGGGGCCTAGGCCGAGGGCGAGAGGGTCGACGGTCTCGATGGGGGTGGGCCGGGGGCCCATGTAGCCGCGGGGGAGGGTGCGGTGGCCGGCGATGGTGACAGCGCGTGACTCTGGGGCTGGGGCCGACATGCCGAGGGCGATGGCTATTTGGGCGGGGTGGCGGGGGTCGGGAAGGCCAACCGACATGCCGAGGGCGCGAATGAGGTCGTGGGGGTTCTGGGACTGAGAGAACTGCTGCCAAGGGGCGACGAACTGGGAGGTGAGGTCGGAGCGGAGGGAGGCGGCGTTGTCGGAGAAGAGGGAGGAGAGGGCGTCGGTTAGGGGCTTGGTGGCGGCAGAGAGGCGCTGGGCCGCTTCGTTGGAGAAGGCGAGGTCGTAGGGGTTATAGGCCATTGCTGGACTCGATGAGCTTGTTCATGTGGAGGAGCCATTTCCGGTGGCGGCGGGCGGAGGAGTGGACGTACTGGATGAGGCCGGGCTCCAGCTCGAATTCGAGGAAGGCTTCAAGGATGTCTTCGCACCAGATGTTGAGTTCAGCGGGGAAGGTGATGTGGAGGAGTTCGTGGAGGAGGCAGCGGAGCTGGTAGCCGTCGTGTTTCTCCTTGGGGAGGGAGATGATGCGGGCCGCGCCGTCGTAGTCAACTCGGGCCCAGCCCTTCCGCTGGGAGGGGGTCTGGAGTCGGACTACTACCATTTGGGCCATGTCCCAGAGGCGCTTCTCGATTTGGGGGTAGGTTAGCAAGGGAGAGTTCCCATTGGGAGATGGCGGAGCGGACGACAGCCTCGTCGGTGCCGGCCATGAGGGTGAGGAGGCGGGCTGTGGCTTCGGAGGGGGTGAGGGGGACTGGGGGGCCGGAGGTGCCGACGGGGGCCGTTTCGAGCCATGTGGCGATGTAGCGGTCGACTTTGTCGCCAGCCTCGCCGGTGGTGATGATGTTGGCGAGGATGGAGGCGGCCTGTTCCCGGGTGAGGGTGGAGAGGGGCTTGGAGACGGCGTCTTGGACGACGGCGGCGTTGGCCGCGGCGAGGCGGGTTAGGGGCCGGGAACCGGGCGGCGGGAGGGGTTGGGTTTTAGGGGTGCCTTTTAGGATGGTGAAGGCCGGGTGGTCAGTCAGGACTTTGTTATCTGGGGTGAGGCGGCCCTCCGAGCGGAGGACGGAAAGGGTCTGCTGGAGGGAGGAGACCTTGTGTTTCAGGAAGAGGGAGACCTCCGGGAGGGAGAGGGGAGTGTCCCGGAGGAAGTTGGCGATGAGCAGGTCCGCCATCGTCCAGTCTTTAAAGGGGATACGCCACTGGGTGTCCGGGCCTTTTCGGATGCGGCGGGGGGCTGTCATGTGGGGTATTATACCGCAAAAATTTTTCTCGGGCTGGTCAGGAGTCCCTCCGAGTTGGCGTGAAACCCCTACCCCGGGGGGTCTAGGGCTCCAAGCGGGGAGGCGAGCATCAGGTTCGTGTCATTAAGGCGAGAGGCGAACGTCCGAACCGTTGATGGTGCACGCACTTAGGTGTTGTTGGCGGTTGTGGGAGACACCCTCAGCCAGCCAGCAGCCCGCAGTCCGAAGGAGGATGTCATGTCCCGAATCACCGATGCAGTCAGCCAGTTCCGCGCTTCCCAGCAGGCCCGCACTTGCGAGTGCGGCAAGCCCTCGAAGCAGTCGGGCATCGCTTCGCTCTGCACTCCCGAGGAGCGCAAGCTCCTCTCGTTCCTCGACTCGCAGAACATCCGCTTCTGCTCGGTCGAGTGCTTCCGCACCCAGACCTCGCCCACCGCGGCGAAGAAGGAGGCCTGAGCCATGCGCTACTTCCACAGCATCACCATCCAGTTCGCCAGCGACCTCGCCAGCACCGGCACCCTGAAGCTCGGCAACATCATCGAGAGCCTCTGCCGCACCGACGTCACCGTCGACCAGAACAGCGTCCGCGCTGAGTGCGTCACCAGCAAGCTCAGCGACAAGAAGTAGCTCCCGAAGGGGCGACACCGTTGTTGGTGTCGCCCTTTGGGTGTTGTGCGTTGGAGAGGAACAGCCACACCAACCAACGGGAGGAGGCAATGGACGCACAGTTCTGTCCCATCTGCCAGAAGCACGTTCCACAGAACACCGGCTGGGGTTACACCCTCGCCAGCCACGCCATCTACGTCCCACTTCTCAACAAGGCCTTCTGCAGCCCAGAGTGCGCCACCATCGCACTCTCCGTCTGCGAACTGGGAGCCCACCATGCTCAAGGCTGAACTCAAGCCCACCAAGGGCGACCTGACCTTCCTCGCCCACACCTTCCGTCAGGTCAGCATCGCCAACAACTGGTCCATCAGCCCAGACAACGTCCCATGGAACCAGCTGCCCGACGACCGCCGGGAAATCTGGCTCAAGAAGGCCACAGCCTTCATCGACATCATCAACAGCCGCCTAAACCCCTAGTCAAGGAGGACTAGAATGCCCCGTCCGACATGGCATGAGAACCTGAACGAGCTGAAGCCCATCAAGCTCTTCAACTGGCAGCTGAACCTCCGTCTCCTCGCATGGCGCTACCCCAAGAAAGTCCCGGCCAAGGCCCACGACTTCGCTCGCCGGGCAGACACCTGCCTCCGCATCGACCGCTCCGGACCCAGCGGCCCCAACAACCTCGCCGTCATGTTCCACATCCTCGGCTGGAACAAGGAATCCACCTACTGCAGCCAGCTGGCCACCATCGTCCGCCGCGCCGAAGCCGTCCAACAGCTGGAGCGCCACAAGTTCCCCACCAAGCAATGGCCCGGAGAGCCGCACATCCATGACCACCTCATCGCTGAGCTGGAGCGCGGCTACGACCCAGAAACCTTCACACTCACCAAGGAGGAGCCAACTAGCGACCTCTAGCCTCGCCTCACCGCGCCCCGCGTTCGCGGGGGCGCGGTTCGTCACGAGATGAGCCAAGCCTCTTCACCGAAGAAGGAGAAACAAGCCATGTGCAACACGAACGCTCCCGTTTCCATCATCCAGCGTCAGCTGAACCTGATGCGCCTCATCGCCGAAATCGAGGACACCATCGGTGCCCCCAGCATCGCCCTCGGCGGTGGCAAATGGTCCGAAGGGGCCGGCCTCCAGAAAGAGCTGGGCTGGCGCCGCGGCCGTGAGCGGAAGGCCATCAACGCCATGACCGGCAAGGACCCGCAGTCCTACGCCCGAGCCGAGGCGCGCGCCAAGGAGCAGGGCATCGACGTCACCACCGTCCTCACCCGCGACATGCGTTCCGCCCAGCGGGAGCGAGACGACATCATCACCATCATCAACAAGAACACCGAGGTCAAGAACAGCTACACGAAGGAGCTGCAGGAAATCTTCACCGCGCACCCGGAACTCAAGCTGGTCAGCATCGACGACCTCCAGCTGCACATCGACCGCAGCAAGGCGCCGGGCGCCGAGCCCGACGAGCAGTCAGCCACCGCAGCCTTCCGTCTCGCCACCGAAGCCCAGACTCAGGAAGCGCACACGGACGAGCTGACCGCGGCCATGGACGCTCACTCCTAACCCGGAGGCCAGCAACCGGCAACTACCGCCAAACAGCGGTGACAACGCCCAGAGGGACGACTAGAGGCAGACACCAGCTCACCGGTGTCTGCCTCTACCCATTTCTAGGCGGTGCCGGGACCAGAGCCATCCAACGGACACACACCCAAATGGATAGCACCACCGTCTCCCTCATCAGCCAGACAGCCACCCAACTAGGCGTGACCGCAGCCACCGCCTTCGGCTGGTACCTCACCCTGAAAATCGGCGAAACCCTCGTCTGGGCGCTCTTCTGGTTCTTCTTCGTCCTGAAGGCCGCTGACATCGCCCAGTCCATCGGCTGGGGCATGCGCCTCGTCGGCGTCGTCAAGGACAAGTACGGCAGCTACCCCGACAGCCTGCGCTACGAGCAGGCCATGTCGGCCATCCGCAATAACCAACCGAAATAATCCCCAGCGTAGCGCAGCCGCCAGCTCCTTCCTGCTAAGAATGAAAGCTGGCAGCGACCTCTCCTCGCTGGGACCCTTTGGGAACAGAGAACATAACAGCCCAACTGCTTGACTACGGTGTGCTCCCACCCAAAGACGTGCCTAGCTGGTGGGCCCATAAGCGAGGACGGAAAGATGACACGTCAACCCTCCACCAGTTCAGCAAGCTGCAGACACTGTTCCCATCTTTTGGCTGTGGCGCAGATGCGCGTTACTTCTACCCAATCAAGAAAGACGCTCATCGACTCCTTCCCAGCCATCAAGCATGAAGCGGGAACCTGTCCGTACAGGTACCGCGCACGGAAAGCCGCGTCGTGATACGGACAATTCTTAGGCTTGACAGCTGGAGAGACAGCCGACCTTTGCCGAGTGGCGCAGCCTAGGCCTACTTCTTGGAAAGTAAAAGCCTAACGCGACCCTTTCCCTCGGCATTCAGTTCCATGTCGGATATTGCACGGTCCTATGTCGAATATCCAAAGAGACCCGTCACCTACTCCCGAAGAGCGGGTCCACTGAATGCCATCTTGTCCGTGGCGCAGCTCCGAGTTACTCCATTGAAAACAGCAGCTCGGCGCGACCCCTTTCCCGGACATCCCTTCGGAGCCCTCATGAAGCCCCGTCTCCACAACCACCGCCTGCCAGCAGACAGGAGAACGCTGATGCCCCTCATCCCCTCCAACACCCTGCGCCAGTGGCGCCAAGAAGCCACAGACCGCCTCAACGCGCCGAACCCCTTCTTCAAGCGTCAGCTGGACCTCCTCGACGCCTACGACGTCCTTCGCGCCGAGCTTCAAGCCGCACAGGCCAACGCCACCATCGATGGTGCGCTGGCCGTCCAGCTCGCCGAAGAGTACAGCACATGGCTCAAAGTCAACCACGTCGCCGTCATCAGCAACTCCGTCCAGCACCGCATCAGCCAGCTCGGCCAGCGGTCGCTGGACCGTAGAATCCCACCCCCCAAGCAGTGGGCCCGAACGGGCAAGTACGTCTACAACCCAGCTGGCCTGTGGGCCTGCAGCTTCGACACGGAAGTAGCTGCCCAGACTTACGTCGACCACATGAACACCCAGCAACAGCCGAAGTAGCCCTTACCCAACAGGGCGCCAGTGGGGGACAGTGAACAAGAAGGTGAATGAGTCCCGGGTAAGAGCCGGGCTTTCCACCACCCCATCGGGGGAGGCAGGCTGTCCCAACGACCCCCCGCGACCTTCTGAGCATGGCGTAGCTAGCCGATACTTCAATTAATAGCACTCTAATTGGACCGGCAAGCGACATCCAACTTCCTGCTCACCATTTCCGGAAAGGAGACCAGCATGGCCACAACCAACAGACTTCCTGCTCGTCCTACCACTCACGAGGGCGGCCAGAGCACCACCATCGACCCCCTCGCCCAGCTCCGCAGAACTGCTCTGGCCTGCCTCCTCTGGGAAGACCAGTTCTACGAGGACGGCGTCAGCATCGCGGACCGCCTTCGTCAGCTCGTGGCCAAGGTACCCGGTCGTCAGGTCTTGGAGCTGGCCATCGAGGCCCGGACCAACATGCACCTCCGGCACCTCCCCCTCCACCTCATCGTCTCGCTCGCGAGGCTGGAGTCAGCCAGAGGTGCCTGCGACATCGCGGGCGCTCTGGAGCAGGTCATCCAGCGTCCCGACGAGCTGACGGAATTCCTCAGCCTCTACTTCGCGGGGCAGCGCCAGCCGCTGGCCGCTTGCATCAAGCGCGGCCTTGGCCGGGCCTTCGCCAAGTTCAA